ATGCGACCCGAACTCTTCTATACGCCCCTCGCGGCGCTCATACCGCCCGCGCGCAATGCGCGGGTCCACACCAAGACCCAGCTGAACAAGATCGCCGAAAGCCTGAAGGTTTACGGCTTCATCAGCCCCATCGTCATCGATGCCGAGAACCGCATCGTCGTCGGCGTCGCCCGCGTCGAGGCGGCGAAGATGCTGGGGCTGACCGAGGCGCCGGCGGTGCGGGTCACCCACCTGTCCGACGTCCAGCTGCGCGCCTACCGCCTGGCGGACAACCGTCTGGCCGAGGACGGTCGCTGGGACACGATCGTTTTGGCCGAGGAACTCTTGGTGCTGAGCGAGCAGCCGATCGAACTGGTCACGACCGGGTTCGAGCTCGCCGAGATCGACCGCATCGTCCTGGAGGCCGACGAGGCGAAGACCCAAGGCGCGGATGACGCCCTCGACGAGACGCCGGACCTGCGGGCGACGGCGGTGAGCCGACCGGGAGACGTCTGGTCGATGGAGGACGGCCGCCACCGCCTGATCTGCGGCGACGCCCTGCAGCCGGAGACGTTCTATGCCCTGATGCCCGACGGCGAGGTCGCCGACATGGTCTTCACAGACGCGCCCTATAACGTCCCCATCCAGGGGTTCGTCGGCGGCTCGGGTCGGATCAAGCAGCGCGAGTTCGCCATGGCCTCTGGCGAGATGAGCCCGCAGGCGTTCCTCGACTTCCTGACCCAGGTCCACGTCAACCTGGCCGCCAAGTTCAAGGACGGCGCGATCGCCTTCTCCTGCATGGACTGGCGAGGCCTCTCGACGCTGGAGGCGGCGGCGAAGGCCGCGGGGTTCGAGGTCAAGAACCTGATCGTGTGGGACAAGGGGGTGGGGGCGATGGGGACCTTCTATCGCTCCCAGCATGAGCTGATCCTGGCGCTGAAGTGGGGCGAGGCCGGCCACACCAACACCTTCGGTCTGGGCGACACCGGTCGCAGCCGTACCAACGTCTGGGCTTGCCGGGGCGTCAGCGGCTTCGGCAAGGACCGGATGGAAGCCATCGCCATGCACCCGACCGTCAAGCCGGTCAGCCTGGTGAAGGAGGCCATCCTGGACGTCAGCCGGCGTGGCGAGATCGTGCTGGACGCCTTCGGCGGCTCGGGCACGACCCTGATCGCGGCTCACAAGGCGGGGCGGCGCAGCCGGCTGGTCGAGATCGACCCGCTCTATTGCGACACGATCTGTCGTCGTTGGATTGCCCTCACCGGGCGTCAGCCCATTCGCCAGGACGGCCTGACATTCGAGGCGGCGGAAGCCGAAGCCATGGTCGCCGAGACCCAGCCGACGGAGGTGGCGGCATGACCGATGAGGCTAAGAAGCCGAGGCCCGGAGACCTCGACTACGTCGGCTACAAACACCCGCCAAAGAAGAGCCAGTTCCAGAAGGGCAAGTCGGGCAACCCCGGCGGCAGACCATCCGCAGCCAAGCCCGGGAAGGACGTGACAGACTATGAAAGGGCCTTTTCCAAAAAGGTGGGTGTGAGCCTCAACGGCAAGCGGGTCAGCCGCACGCGTAGGGAGCTCGGCTATGAAGGGTTCGCCGATGCGGTCGCCCGGCGGGACCCGACCGCGCTCAAGCTGTTCTTCGCACTTGAGGCGAAGTTCGGTCACCTGCGTGAACCGGCGCCGAAGCTGGAAGGCACGGGCGTCCTGGTGGCGCGTCCGCCCCTGACCGAGGCGCAATGGGAAAGGCTCTATGGCGGTCCGCAGCCCCAACAGCCCTGGCCCTTGATGGACGCGCTTCGAGCGCAGCTGTTCAAGGACAACGATATGGAGGAGCCGTAGCCGCTTGATGCACGAGGAAAGGGCGGCCTCACGAGGCCGCCCTTGTTCCGTCTGGACTGCACCGGCGGCTCAGGCCTGTGTGGGCGTCATGACCCTTTCCGCACGCGCCGCCGCCAATCTGCAGATCCGCCTCTACCAGGTGACCGGCGAGGCCTTGGGGACCGCGTTGGAGCTCAGCGCCGAAGCCGGGCCACACGATCGCTTGGACGAAGTCCTGATACTGATCGACGACGCGAGGGCCGCTGTCCGCGCCGCCATCGCCGCCGCGCGCGACACCGAGGCCTTCACTCGACATTCGACTGGACATCCCGCGCGACCAGAGCGGTAGTGATCCCGCCCGGCCGTCGCCGGGTCGTCTCGGTACAGCCGCCATTCCGGCGGCTAACCATCGGAGACGATCATGACCAAGGCCGCTGAACTCACCAAGCCCCCCGCCCGCGCCCGCTCGGCGCGCGTCGCCCGTACGTCCCGACGGTCGCGGACGCCGAAGGGCCAAGAGGCCGTCGTTGCGGACGCGACAGAGGCCGCCGCCCCGAAGTCCGAGGCGAGTACCGTAAAAGCGCCGCGTGAGGGCTCGCACCTGGCGGCCATCGTCGGCCTCCTGCGCCGGCCCGAAGGCGCCAGCATCGACGCCATGGTTCAGGCCACCGGCTGGCAACGGCACTCCGTTCGCGGCGCTTTGGCCGGCGCGCTGAAGAAGACCTATGGCCTGTCCATTACATCGACAGTGGAAGAGGGCGGGCGGGTCTACCGCATCATCGAGGCCGCCGCATGAGCCTGGACGCCGAGCTTTCGGCCCTGGACGCCATGGACCTCGAGGACCTGGCCAAGGTCTGGAGACCCGCTTTTGGAACCCGACCGGGCACACGCTCGGTCGGGTTGATGCGACGACTGATCGCCTGGGAACTTCAGGCCGCCGCCTTCGGCGGTCTGGACCGGGCGACCCGAGACGCCCTTCGACGATCCCAGCCGGTCGGAAGCCGGGCCAAGCCGCCGATCGGCTCGCGATTGAGCCGCGAGTGGAAGGGCGTGCGCCACGAGGTGGAGGTGGTCGCCGAGGGCTATCGGCATGAGGGACAGACCTACCGGTCGCTCTCGACGGTGGCGTCTCGGATCACTGGCGCCAGATGGAACGGCTGGCGCTTCTTCGGCCTCGGCGAGGCGCCCACTCGATGAAGGCGATCCGCTGCGCCATCTACACCAGAAAGAGCTCGGAAGAGGGGCTGGATCAGGCCTTCAACAGCCTGCATGCTCAACGTGAGGCCTGCGAGGCCTATGTGCTCTCTCAGGCCGGGGAGGGTTGGGTCGCCTCGCCGGAGATCTATGACGACGGCGGCTTCTCCGGCGGCTCCATGGAGCGGCCGGCGCTGGTGCGTTTGCTGGCGGCGATCAAGGCCAAGAGGATCGATGTGGTGGTCGTCTATAAGGTGGACCGTCTGACCCGATCGCTCGGCGACTTCGCTCGTATCGTCGAGCAGTTCGATGCCCAGGGCGTCAGCTTCGTCTCGGTGACCCAGGCGTTCAACACCACCTCGTCCATGGGCCGGCTGACGCTGAACGTGCTCCTGTCCTTCGCCCAGTTCGAACGCGAGGTCACCGGCGAGCGGATCCGCGACAAGATCGCGGCGTCCAAGAAGAAGGGGATGTGGATGGGGGGAACCCTGCCGCTCGGATACGACCCGCCGACCGATCCCACGACCCGGGCTTTGGTGGTCAACGCGGTGGAGGCCGAGACGGTGCGTCTCATCTTCCAGCGCTATCTCGAGATCGGCTCGGTTCATCTCCTGGCGAAGGCCCTGACGGCCGACGGCGTCGTGACCAAGCACATGGTCTTCCAGAGCGGTCGTGAGCGCGGCGGGGTGGCCTTCACGCGCGGCGCTCTGTTCCATCTCCTGAAGAACCGGCTCTACCTCGGCGAGGTCCCGCACAACGAGACCTACTATCCGGGCGCCCATACCGCCCTGATCGACCGCGAGACCTTTGAGGCGGTCCAGGCGATGCTGGCCCGGTCGCGGACCAAGGCCCGGGCGAAGCGCCAGCCCCAGACCGCCACGGCGCCGCTGAAGGGCATCCTGTTCGACGCCGATGGCGACGTGATGAGCCCGGTGGCCAACAGCAACCGTCACGGTCGAAGCTATCGCTACTATGTGAGCAGCACCGTCCAGCGTGGGCAGTCGGTCGGAGCCCGGGACGATAACTCTGTTCGCCGGATCAGCGCGGTTCCGCTCGAGACGCTGATCCGCGACCGGGTGGAACGCCTCTGCCCCGGCGTGCCGGCCTTCCCTCAGGGTGTGGTCGCCAGGGTCGATACCAGCCCGACCCACCTGGTGATCTCCCTGGCGGCGGATCAGATCCCGGGATGGACGCTCGATCCGGAAAGCGCGGTGGAACGACTGCTGCGGCGCGCGGCGAACGACGAGCGGGTATGGAAGGATGGCGACGATCGCATCAAACTGGCCATCGCCGTCAGCCCCAAGCTGTCGGGAGGCCGCACAGAGTTCCTGACCGCCGAAGGCCAACCCGGCCAACTGACCGCCCGCCACGATACCCGTCTGATCCGGGCGCTTCAGACCGCCCATGCCCGGCTCAGAGCCTGGCGCGCCGATCCCTCCGTCGGCATCAAACACGATACTCAATACGATCGCCGGCTGCTCGCCCTGGCGTTCCTGGCGCCCGATCTGCAGCGCGCGATCCTCGACGGTCGACAGGGCCCGCGCATGACGCTGAGCACCCTTCGCGCCACCGACTTGCCGCTGAGCTGGGATGCGCAGCGTTCGCTGTTTTCGCGCTGATCATCCCTGTTCTGGCGATGGCAATTCCCTGAGCTATTCCCTCAGCAGTTCCCTGAGCAAAACACGATCTGCCGAAGAGCCGTAGGAGTCGCGGCGGCCTAAGTGGCTGGTTTGCCATCTGAAACACGGGCTGAGCTTGGCCGGCGGCTGAGAGCCGAAAGAATCGCGCACGGGATTTGCGGCGATATCAGGGAAAACAGGCAAACCGTACTGTTCCCGGTGGCCTTGGAGACAGGCGATCAGAATGCGCCCGAAACGGGCGAGTTCAGCGGGACTTAGGCGCTCGTTTAGGACGGTTGGAGTCGCGAAGACGCGGGAAAGTCGCGATAATAATCAGCGATTTGGGAGCAGGAGCCGTACCTGCAAAGGCGGTGGCGGAGACGGAGACCGCCAAACACGCCTTCGCTGGCCTTCGCGGGCATCCACAGGAAACCCGGCCAAAGCCTTGTGTGGCGGGGCTTGTCTGCGCTGAACTTCGCTGGCCTTCGCCGCCAGCCGCATCGCGTCCTTAGGGAATGACTTAGGGAGGCGACCGCCGATGACGTAGGTGTATGTTCTGCATCTGTTCACGTCATGCCCAAGATCACCAAACGTCTCACGCACCTGAAGGCCCAGGCCATCACCACCCCCGGCATGCACGCCGACGGGGACGGGCTGTATCTGCGCGTTGATCAGGCTGGGGGCCGGAGCTGGGTGCTGATTTTCTTCCTGCATGGCCGCCGTCGAGAGATGGGGCTGGGCAGCATCAGCCGGCCCCTTGCCGACGCGCGAAGGGCAGCAGGCGAGGCGCGGTCCATGGTGGCGGACGGCATCGACCCCATAGCGGCCCGTCGGGAAGTCCGCAGGCCCGTCACGTCAACGACCTTCGAGAAGGTCGCCAGTGGCTTGCTGGATGAGCTGGAGAAGGGCTGGAAGTCGCCGAAGCAGCGCCCTCAGTGGGAGGCCTCGCTCACCCAGCACGCGGCGAAGATATGGAAGGCTGACGTGTCTGCGGTCGACACGGAAATGGTCCTCGAAGCGCTCAGGCCGATCTGGTCGACCAAGCGCGAGACAGCGCAACGACTGCGGGGTCGGATAGAGCGGGTGCTGAGCGCGGCGAAGGTTCAGGGCCATCGGTCAGGCGAAAACCCCGCGCGCTGGGACGATCATCTCTCCGAACTGCTCTCACGGGAGAAGCAGACCAAGGGCCACTTCGCGGCGATGCCGTACAAGGATCTTCCGGCCTTCGTGTCTCTATTGAAGACCAAGTCCAGCGCATCCGCCAAGGCGCTGCTGTTCACGATCTTGGCGGCTGGGCGATCCGGCGAGGGCAGGGGGGCCGCATGGTCGGAGATCAACGGAACCGTCTGGGTCATCCCAGCGCAGAGGATGAAGGCGAAGGAGGAGCACCGCGTCCCGCTCACGCCGGACATGGAGGACATCCTCAACCAGACCCCGCGCGATCTTCGAACCGGCCTGATCTTTCCGGGCCCGACTGGCGCCGTGCTGAGCGACGTATCGGTAACGAAGGTCATTCGCCTTGCAGGCATCTCCGACGCGACCGTTCACGGCTTCCGCTCGACCTTCCGCGATTGGGCCGGCGACTGCACGAACTTCGCTCGCGAGACCATCGAGGAAGCCCTTGCGCACCGCGTCGGCGATGCGACCGAGCAGGCCTACCGCCGCAGCCGGTCGTTCGAGAAGCGCCGCCTCCTGATGACGGCGTGGGCGGACTTCTGCATGGGACGCGCTGGCCAGGTCGTGCCCTTCAACGCTCGGGAAAATGGATGATGGACATGGAAGCGAACGACAACCGCGAAGGCCCTGCCTTCGAAGACCGCAAGGCTTGGCTCATGGCGATGGCGGCCAGCCTCGAACCCGGCGCTGACGGGTATGCCGGACGGCGCGAGCTGATCCGTCAGCTGGACGCCATCGAGCCCGGCATCATCGACCACATGCACGCCCGTCAGGTGGCCAAGGCCTTGGGCATTCCGCCACTGGGCCTCAGAGGCGGCCCGCTGCCGGACCTGTCCGCCCTGGACTACGCCGAGGCCTGACCGTGCCGAAGCCGCTCGATACCGTTGGCGCTCTGATCGACCGGGGGGCACGGTTAATCGTGGTCTGTCAGGAATGCGGGTTCATCAAGGACGCCAGCCTTCACAGGATCGCCGAGGCCAAGGGGCTCGACTTCGACCTGACCGACCGCCACCCGCCATGCGCCGTTGACGGGTGCGGCTACTGGCTCGGCTTCTATGTTCAGGAGGGGATGGCGATGCGCCCCCTGGAGACGCCGGAAGGCGCCCGCGTCCGCCAGCGGATGCGGCATCGCTGGATGTTCGCGGACGGCAATGCGGCCCGACGCTACGCCCTGAAAAAAGGGGCTTGAACAGACAGAAGCCCGCCCCGGCGAACCGGAGCGGGCTTCGATAGCGGAACCTGAAGGCTCGACGCTGGATATGTGGAATCTGCAGGTCCAGCCCTAGCCCGGCCAGAGCCGACTGAACCACGACGCCCGCCGCCCGTCCGCAATGGCCACGACGGCCTCTCGCCGAACGTCGCAAACCCTCAGGTCGGCGTCGCCCTGGATGATCGCCTTGCCGAGGTCGCCGACCGTCTGGGCGCCCGAGACGTTCACCGTGCTTTCGCATGGCGCGCGCAGGCTATCGGGGATGACGCCCCCGCTGGCGCACCCGTTCAAGCTCAGCGCCAAAACCGTCAGGCAGGCGCTGGTCAGCACCGGGGATTTGGTCGACTTCACGTTGCTTCTCCTCTTGGTCGTTTCGGATCTTCGGGGTTTCGGTGGCGACATGGTCCAGCGCATCGGTCGTGGCGCGCTGGGTTCGGGCGTCTTCGACAGCGCGGTCGGCGCGGGAGGTCTGGAAGGCGAGGGCGGCCCACAGCGAGATGATGACGGCCACCACGCCCAGCGCGGCCCAGATGCGGGGCGGGAACAGCCGCCACAGGGTGATGAGAGCGGTCATGCGGCCAGCGCCTTGGCCAAATCTGCACGGACCATGACCCGACGGCCCTGGCCAAAGTTCGGGGCGTAGCTGGGCTTCCTGACCGGATAGATGATGGCCGTACCGTCCGACGACCACTTGCCGTCGAAGAACAGGTCTCGCTCCTTCGTTCGGCGCTCGATGATCGCGGCGGGCTTGCGCCACTCCATGAACTTCGCCTTCGCCTCGTCCAGGCGTGCCGCCTTGAAGGACTGGACCCAGGTCGCCCGGCCGATGGCGCCGGTGTTGTAGTGGAAGGAAAGCGCCGCTCCGAACTGCGCTTCCGTCAGCGGATGGCCAGCGAAGGCCGCGCGGACGGCCGGGCCGTAGCGCTCTCTGAGCAGCCAGATATAGACTTCCAGACACCGCTGGACGGTCTGAGGAGAGTCCTTGTAGCGCTCGACCAGATGGCCCGACGCCGATGTCACGCCGACGCCCCAGGTCCAGACCCCGACGCTGTCCTTGTACGCTTCCAGGACGATGGCCTCGTGAGCCAAGAGCTCCAGCGCGATCCGCTCGGTGATCCGTCCATCGAACGCAGCGTCCTCGGCCCTCGGGAGCCCCAGGGCATCGGCAAAGGCGTCACCGGCCGCGATCTGGGCGGTCGTGAAAGTCTGACCCGGAGCGAGCAGGCGCGCGAAGTCGAATAGGGCCTTACGGCTCATGGTCTCTCTCCGATTTTCAGGGGGATGCGCACGGCGTGCGCTTCAGGCATCGTCATCAAAACAGGGACGCGATCCGATGCGGTGGCTGCGGGGCTTAGGGGACCGAGCGATGGGCGAGATAGGCTTAGGGACCGCGAACCTCTGGTTCATGATCTCAAACATCGCCCTGATTAGCGGGGCGGTTCTCGCCGTTGTCGGCACCTGCGGGACGGTTTGGATGGGATCGATCCGCGAACATCACGCTGACATCCGATCTCAAACGAATGAGAGGCTAACGGCTGAGGCGAAAGCAGAAGGCGCGCGGGCACAGGAACAGGCCGCTCAAGCAACAGAACGCGCCGCCGCCATCGAAGCGCAGAACCTCGCCCTTGCTCAGACGCTCGAACGCGAGCGATCCGCGAGGCTCGAAATGGAAGGAAAACTCGCTGCAAGACGGCTATCGGCGGATCAGCGGCAAAGGCTGTTCGACGGCCTTGCCCGAGGTCGGGGCATCGAACTGACCGTCTTCGCCCAATCTCACGATGCTGAGGCCACTCTATTCGCTCATGATCTTATGGCGGCCCTTTCTGAAGCGGGCTGCCTTGCTGACTTTCAGGGCGGGATGTACTCCGCTGGGCTGCCGGTAGGCTTGACGATATCCAGGAACCCCGCAGCTGATGGGCGGCGAGCAGAAGCCCTGATCACGGCCCTTGCAGCCGCTGAGCAGTGGACCTTGCCGGTCGCGCCAGTTTGGAACGAGGCGCTCTCGCCCTTCCACTTCGAACTTTTCGTCGGCCCCAAACCGCCACTTGAGGGATGACGCCACGCCGCGACCGGGAGGAGTGGGTCTGGATCGCCCTGCTGATCGCGGCCACGGTCGTCTCGGCCGGATTGACGATCTGGCCGTGGATTAGCCGCTGACCCCCTCAGATCATCGGATGGAGGATTGGGCCGTTTAGGCGGCGTCTCCTAGCGCTTCGAAATCGGCTTCGATTTCCAGTTCCGCCATGTCGAGTTCGCGCACGATGCCCGGCAGGTCGTTGACGCACTGAAGGATGGGGTTGTTCTCGGGAGCCGACCGGCCAGCGTCTACCCGCGCCTTCGCCGCTTGGATGGCCGCGACATGGTCTCGCAACTTCTGGATGACGGCGTGCAAGCGGTCGGTGCTGGTCGCCGCTTCCGCGGTCGGGCGCGTCGCCGGTGCGGCGTCAAGACTACGCTTCAGCCAGCCCGGCGCGGCCGTTCTGACGCCATCAGCCTTGTCCATCTCGAACATTCCGACACCTCGTTTCCGGCCCAATCTATACGCCGAGAACGCGGCGCCGTCTATTTACCCCTGCCCGCTACTCTGTCGGTCCACGCCGGGGGATCGCATGGGCCGCAACCGTCTCGACCATCACCGCTTCCACGTCGGGCTGGAGCGGTCTGCGCTGGCCCGGCTGGACGCCCTGGTCGGACCCAAGGGTCGCGCCGAGTTCGTCAGAAAGGCCGTGGATCAGATGCTCGACCAGGTCGAAACGGCCCAAGCTATCGCCGCCAAGGCCCGGCCGAAGCCGGAATAAACGGCCCAATCCTTCGATGGACGGGAGTGGGGGTCAGGCCTCGGGAAGGCCTTCGAGCATGTGCCGCACCATGGCCTCCGCCTGACCGGCGTCCAAAAGGTTCGTTCCGTACGGTTCATTGACGGCTTCGTAGGGCGTGCCGACATTCCGCAGCCGGTCGAAGCTGACGCCGCCATCCGGCGCAAAGCCTTTCGGCAGCTTCCAAGAGAGGAAGCGGTCGGTCATGTGTTTGATCTGTTCTTCGGTCATGGTTCGATCCTTGATGGTGCATCGACGGGCGTGTGGCCTATTCCTCGTCCGGCACGAACCGGAGGCCTTGGCTGGCCAGGTTGGTCACAGCCCAGCCCGAAGCGTTTTCGGCGTTCTGGGCGGTGAACAGGATAAGCCCTGACAGCGGATCGAGCGGCCCGGCCTGGGCAACGGCCTCCTGCCAGGCGGCGGCGACATTCGCATCGACGGCGCTGGCGTTGGCGTACCAGTAGGTCGGCGGGGTTTCCCAGGTCGGGTCGGGCTCAGAGAGCGCGCAGCAAGGGCGCGCGAAGCCGATGGTGTAGTCGGGCGTCAGGACCGCGATGGCGGCCTCGACGGCGGCCTTTTGGGCGTCCGTGACGATCAGGGCGACGGCGAGCGTGGTCATGCGATACCTCCTCGGGCTTTGAGATAGGCCAGCATCTGCGCGGCCTCTTCGTTGGTCAGGGGCGTGGTCAAAGCGATGAGCGACACGACGCCCTGGAAATAGTTCGTGACGATGGTGTTGGCGCCCGCGCCGATCCGGACGCGGACATTGCCCGTGGCGGGCACGACGGACGTGGAGCCCTCCGAGACCCCATCGACCTCCTGGGAACTCACAGTCGGACCGACCGAGAGCCGCACGACGTGGCGGCCGCCGGCCTCCACCGTCGATCCGCCCACCGGACGGGCCGTCGATCCATCGCCGATTGAGGCCTGAAACCGATTGGCTCCAGACGCCACGACGCGGCGAACGGAGCGCTGGGTGCTGACGCTGTTCGTTCCGTAGCTGAAGCCGATCCGGCTGAGGCCGTCAGACGCCGGTGCGGTCTGATCGGCCAGGACCCAGATCTCGCCCGCCGTCGCCCCGACCGAAAACACGCCGACCCCAGCGAAGGTCAACTCATCATCCACCCCGTCGAAGCCGAGCCCCGGCCGCCCGTTGAAACTCGACGCTCCATAGGTGGGCCGCGCATTGGACGACGCCTGGACCGCCGAATAGGCGTTCTTCGCCGAGGCCCATGAGGTGACGCTGGATCCTGCAAGGACAAGATCGCCCGACCGCTCGGCATCCCACATGTCCAGCAGGGATGCGCCCAGCGACAGGGGCGACCACCCCACTCCCTTGGTTCGGGAGGCAAAGCCCAGACCCAGCCCCAGAGACAGGCCCGACATCAGACGGTCCGCGCCGCGATCTTCTGGTTGGCGTCGGCGCCGAACTCTCGCGTCGTGCCCGCCATGATCAGATATCCTGCGTTCGGCCCGGCGACGGGCGTGCCAGAACCGAACTTGACCCAGTGGTCGGCGTCACGCGCGGTGACGATCCAGACCTCGTTCTCCTGGGCGACCAGCTCGGCGTCCGCCGCCGACGTCGCCGTCGTGGCCAGGGTCTTGGCCGTGCGCTCCACCGAAGGGGCGACGGGCAGGGTGACCCCGGTCAGGGCGCGGTCGTTCACCGCCGCGATTGCGACGTGCAGGGTGGCCATGGGATGTCTCCGTGATGAAGGAAGGGGCGAACCGGGTTCGCGTCAGATGTCCGCCGCAGGGCTGTTCAGGACGATGGCCGCGACGACTGCGACGATCACCAGCGCCGCGCCGGCCATCATCAGCAGCCGCCAAAGGTCACCGGGCGCGCGCTCGTCCGGCGGGGGCAGGTCGCCATAGGCGGCGGGCGGCAGCGTCAGCGCCGTTCGCGTCACCAGGCCGTTGATCCCCGTCAGGGCGACCAGCCGCATCAGCTGGACGCTCCAGGGCGGCGGGTCGTTCTCGCGCATCACGTCGTCCAGCTTCCACAGGGCGAAGCCCAGGGTGACCAGCCCGCCCATCAGTACCAGGGGCGTCATCCGCCCGACCGAGAACAGGCCGCCCGGCCACAACAAGGTGACCCCCCGCGCGAACAGGGCCACGGCCCCCAGCCAGATCAGGCCGCGCCAGACCCAGTGCGCGGACAGCCGCGTCCCATAGGCGGGGCTCAGCAATCGCCCGATCTGGGCCACGACGGCGGCCGAGGCGAAGAAGACCAGGGCGGTCGTGATGATCAGCAGGCTTTGAGCGGAAGGCATCAGCTCGGCTCCTTCGAGATCGCCGCCTGGACGATCTTCTGCAGGCGGTTGAAAAGGTCGCGGGGATCGTTGGCCATCATCCACCCCAGGATCAGGGCGGGCGCCGGCAGGGCCAGCGTGGGGATGATCTTCAGCACCAGGTGCACGGTCAGCGCCTCGGCGATCAGCGGCCCCATGGTCACGCCGAACACGACCCGCAGCCAGGCCTTGCGCTTGGCCTCCGGATTGCCGACACGCGCCGAATAGGCCGTTAGAAGCTCCGTCGCCCCGCACATCAGGCCGCCGCACAGACCCCAAAAGGCCGCAAAGTCACGCGGGTCGAACATCCGCCCCTCCAAATGTCAGCCGTTACAAGGCAGCCGACGCGGACGCGGCCAGTGTCAGAACGATCGGGAACCGACGGCAAAGGTCAGCTCCGGTTCGGGTCGGGGGCGCTACACCACCCGGGCCACGGCCAAACCGTGGGTCGGGTCGTCGGCGGCTTCGGGCGAGACGTCGGCGACCCAATCAGGCGGCGGTCTTTGATCAGGGCGCGGTGACGGTCGCGATATCGGCCTCGGTGCAGCCGATGGCTCCCAGCACGTCCAGCAGGCCTTCGTCGTCGAAATAGACGTTGGGCCAGTCCGGGGCGAACCATCGGCCGAAGTAGATCGGGTTGCTCTGTAGCGCGGCGAAGGCGGCGCCCAGCTTGCCGAGCGCGTTCATCCGTTCGTGAACGGCCGACTTGGCGAGCAGCCGACGCGGCTCGGGTACGGGTTCGGGCTCCGGTTCGTCCACCCAGGTCACCCCCCACGCCGCCCGATCCTCGGGCGACAGGGTCAGCAGCGAGGCATAGGCGATGACGTTGCCGTCGTGCGCGTGATCCGCGCCATGGGGGATCGGGCCGTTGGCGTCGTGCAGGGGCATCAGGCTTGGGCTCCTATCGCAGTCAGGTAGGCCTGGACGGCCGAATAGAGAGTCGCGACCTCGGTGTCGGTGAGTGCGTCCCCGAAGGCGGCGAAGGCTTGGCGCTGGTAGGATCGGCAATAGTAGGCCGCCGCCGTCGCGGTCAGGGCGGTGACCGTCCCGGACTGCGTAGACGTGATTGCCGTCGACGCGTTGCGGGAAAGGCGGACCGTGGTCGACTTGTCGTTCTGAAGCGCGATGAAGCCTGTTCTACCGCCCAGATTGACCTCGCCGGTCGTCGAGCCGCTGGAGGCGGCTTGCCCGGCGTAGAAGCCCTGACCGCCGGTGTTGTAGAGAATGATCTGCCTTGCGTTGGGCACAGACGTGAAGAACTGACCAGACCCCATCTGGGGGTCCGCCGTGTTCAGATACGCGCCGATGAAGATGCCGTTGGTTCCAGCCTTCGCGGTGGCGAAGTCGATATCCCCATAGAGAGACCGCAGCGTATCTCGCTTGCCCCGCCACCCCCTGTCGGCCTCGAACTCCGCCGGGATGTAGTGCGCCTCGTCGTTCCCATCGCCGTCTTCATCGTAATATTCGGTGTCTCCGCCGACAGTCAGGACGGCGCGAGACGGCAGGATCAGGTCGGTGCGAGACGCCACGCTCGTGGAGTTGGCCAGAAGATAGAGGCGATCCAGCTTCGGCCGAATGGAGGCCGTCGCCGTGAAGAAGTCTCGCACCAGACCCTTGCGGGTGTCATTCGTGATGCCGGCGGCGGCGATATAGGCTTCGGCTGCTGCGTCCAACGCATCGCCCCCTGTTCGCCCCAGCTGGGGCGCGGCGAACGGCCTCACGGCTTGAAGTCCTTCAGCAGCGGATAGAAATAGGCCGTGGCCCCCTGCACGGCCGCCGTGAACTGATCCTCGGCATTGGCCGCCGTGGACAGGACCGGGACCGATCCGGACTTCCTGATCGCCGCGTTCATGGCCATGACCCGGCTTCCGGTCGCGTCCTGCCGCACGCTGATCAGGCCGGACCAGCCGTCATACTTGTTGGTCGGGTCGGCGAAGGTGATCGCCCCGGTCGCCACCATGCGGAACTTGTTCCCGGCCTTGCAGTCCAGGGTCACGGTCCCCGACACATTGCCCAGGTCCACCCAGCCCTCCGCCGCCGCCAGCGCCGCCGGCGTCACACCCACGTCGGTCGCCGTCCCGGTGCGAACCTGCGCCGTCGTCGCGGCCTGCAACCGCGCGGCCAAGGCAGACGTCACGGTCGCCGCGAAGTTCGGATCGTCGCCCAGGGCGGCGGCCAGTTCGTTCAGCGTGTCCAGCGCGCCGGGTGCGGAGTCCAGCAGGGCGTCGATAGCCGCCGTGATCTGGGCGGGCGTCGCCTTGCCGCTGAGGGCCGCGTCTGTCTCGGCCTTGGAGTAGACCGACAGGGTCATTCGAGCGGAGGCCTTGTCGGTCAGGTCCGACAGGTTGTTCGCCGCCAGCATGTCGCCCGAACCGGACCCGCCCGCGCCCCGGATGTCCGTGGCCTCGGCCGCAGTGGCGACGAAGCCCGACGGCCCCAGATACTGCCCGGTGGCAGGCTTGACCCCGTCGCCGCCGAACCAGTCCGCCACCTGCTGCACACGCCGAGCGCCGTCGGCCACATTGGCGTAGACCGGGATCCACGCCGCCGGACCGGGGATGGCGTCGGGAGTGATCGCCGACAGCGAGATGAGATCGGTCCAGTCGGACGCCCTGACATAGCGCCACTGGATATGCGTCTCTGACGCCCCTAGCTCGATCTCCCGGCCGTCGTCGCCCGTGAGCGCGGACAGGGCGACCAGATTGGCCCAGCCCCCCGCGCCGAGCCGCCACTGGACGTACCCGCCCGACGTCCGCAGCGAGACCTCCTGACCGTCCGCCCCCGCCAGATCGGCAAGGGGATAGAGGTCGATCCAGTCGTCCTCGCCCTCGACGCGCCACTGGATGTGCGTGGCGCTGACGCCCAGCTCGATCGATTGACCGGGCGGACCCTCTGCGAACGGGACGCCGTCCGGCCATTCCGTCGAAACCACCTTGGGGCCGTAGAGGACACGCGCGCCCAGGTCGATGGCGATGGCGTTGACCCCGCCCAGATCGTTCGCCGGCGGTCCGTCCGTCAGGATCAACCCGTTCACCCGCGCCTTGAACCGGGACAGCTGTTCGGCCAGCCCCGCGTTCGACAGAGACCGCGTGGGCCAGTCGGCGGTCGCGGCCCCCAGCTCGCTCGCGGCCTCGGCCTCCGTGATCGTCCCCGCCGCCAGCCGGGCGAAGATATCCGCGACTTCGTCGGCCCATTGGCTGTCGGTCAGGGGCATGGCTCAGCCCTTGACCTTCTGGGCCGTGATCGGGCTGTCCGACGGCGTGGAGAAGTCGATCGCAGGTTTGGGGCGAGCCGCCGCGACGGCATGGATGGCCCGCCCGATGCTTTCTCCAGGCATGGCCAGGATCGCGGCGTAATATTCGGTGACGAAGCCGGGACCGAGATTCGTCAGCTCGTCGGTCAGCGGCTTGATCTGCGCCAGAAGTTCTTCCGCGCGCGCGAACAAGGGCCGCTCGATTTCCTCGCGGCGTCGCACTATGGCCGCCTCTTCGGCGCGCCAGGCTGCGGCGGTTTCGGCAGGGGTGTCGGACATGCTGAGGCTCCAGATCAGGCCGTGCTGGCCAGGGTGGCGGTGATGACGACGGGCGGGGCGGCTTGCGTTCCGGAGACGACGACGCCCAGGAAGACGGCCCGCTTGGTCTGGCCGGGGGCGATCTCGCCGGTGAACTGAGTGCTGAAGGCGCTGGGCGCGGTCGGGGCGATCTCGTCGCCCCCCGTCCGGACCCAGCGGATGGTCGCGGACCCCGCACCCGTTCCGGCGACCGAGACGTTGATCGTCTCCGTGGTGATCGTACCGCTGTAGTCCGAGCCATAGGCATCGGGGTCATCGACCATGGCCATCAGCGGCGTCGTTCCGCCGGGTACGTCGGACCCGCCGAAACGACCGCCGGCAACCGTATTCATCGACACATAGACCCAGGCGTTTGACTTGGTCTCGGAGCCGATGGGGACGCTGTTCGGACCGGTCCACATGACCAGGCCGAAGTCGCCGGCGAACGGCTTGCCGCTCATATATCGGACAGCGTTGTCGGGTGGATACGCGTACGTGACCCCGCCGATAAGCTCCGACCTCGCGCCACCCGCCGGCGCGAGAAGGCGGAAGGCGTCGGTCAGAATATCGAAGGACGAGGTCGTCCCGTTGTTGATCGAGCGAAAACCGGAAGCATAGCCGTTCACGTCTTGGGCGATGCCGACGATCGAGTTGGCCGCCCCGTTCGCCGTGACCGCCGTGGATAGGGCCAGCGACGCCGTCGCCGACACTCCGCCGACCGCGGATGTCGTCGCATAGATCAGGCTGGCGTCCGACCTCAGCGCGTCGGTGTAGGCCTGCGCCTGCTGCACCGTCGTCGCCAACGCGCCGTCGATCTGGGCGCGGGTGTAGGTCGTCGCCAGGGCCGTCGAGATCTGGCCGTTCGTATAGGACTGGGCCGCCGACAGGGTAGACGCCAGGCCCGACCCGAACGACGCCTGGGTGACATAGGTCAGGCTGGCCCGGCTCTCCAGATCGTCGGTATAGGCCTTGGCCTGAAGCACGGCGATGGCGTCGCCGTTCGCCCGCTCGACCTTCGTCGAGAAAAGCAGCTCGGCCTCGGACTTGTAGGTGTCCGTATAGGCCCGGGCGACCTGAAGCGTGGACGCCAGCCCTTCGTCCGTCTCCGCTCGCGTGTAGACCAGGTTCATCGCCTCGGCGATCCCGGCCTCGCTCCTCACCGTCGCCTCGTTCAGGACCCCCGTGTCGGCGTCCAGCCGGCGCTCCGCCTCCAGCTCGTACGATTCCTGTTCGTCCAGGATGGTCTGGATCAGCGTCTCCGCCAGCCGCTCCGCCGCCGCCGTGTCCGACAACTGGTCGCGCAGATCGGTGATCAGCTGGTCACGGGCCGTCGGCGTCAGTTGTCCGCCGATCACCTCGCCCGTGGTGAATGGCCCATAGACCGTGCGAGCCGACTGATTGCCCGCACGGTTGAAGTAGCTGACGGCGATGAAATAGGTCGTGTTGGCATCGACCAGGATTTGAATGCGCTCGGCCGTAGGCGGACCATCATAGGCCTGCGTCCAAGGGCCATCATCGGTTGGGCCCGTCTCGACCAACACTCGCGCGGCCGTAGCGTTGCTCACCACACCCGTCAGGTCGAAGCCGGGGATCTGGCCCCCTCCATCTGGGGCAGGGGGCCGGATGACCACTTCCCAATCCAGAGCGTCTGGAGGGGTGACGTATCGAGGGTCGAACGGGTCGAGTTCTTGGGCCGGTGGCGGGCTCGCGGTCTGGCCGTAGGCAAACGGGTACTTTCCGTCGGTCTCGGCCTCGAAGGTGACTATGACGGTGTCGTTCTCGGTGTCGTCTTCGACGTTGAGGACGAAGCATTTGACGTTGGCGAGGGCGAAGTCAGGCTCGTCGAACTCGAAGCAGTTCCCCGGCTCCGGGTCAATGTAGGGCCGCAACGGGACCCTTCCCCGGATGCCCTCGCGGCTGTGGCTGATCTCCAGGCTGCCGAGCTCTCGACCCTGCTTGGCCTGATCAACGAAGGTGTAGTCCGCGCCCCGGGTCCGCTTGACTGCGACGCCTTGGCCGTCCTCGATCTGCCATTCCGTGGCCGTCACTTCGGGAAGGGCGGTCATCTCCCATTCGTGGCTCTCCGAGAAGAACCGGGGACGAATGGTGTTGATCCGGTTCAGCTTCGACGAGGCGGTGTCGATCTCGACGGGCCCGGCGGTGTCGCGGGCGGTGACCGTAAACACTGTGGCGCGAGGGGCGGCGCGATGGATGCAGGCGATCTGGCCGGCGATCTCGGCGTATCGCGCTCCGCCCGCCTTCATGAAGCCGTCGAGAACCTGGGCCTTGTCGTCGTCCGTGGAGGGGTAGCCCGCGCTGGTCCAGCCGTTTGCGTCGGAGATATTGGCCGCCGCGACGAATGACGCGAGGTGGACGCCATCGACCTTCGCGCCGATGCCGCCGACCTGATAGTCAACCTGAGGCGCCCCCTTGCCGGTCGGGCCTTCCCAGAGGCCCAGCGTCCACTTCAGGGCGAAGAGGATCGGGTTCTGCGTCCAGACCCAGGTCGTCGGATCGTTCAGACGGCAGGAGCCGGCACCGCCCGGATAGGTGCTGTCGAGGCGAGGGTCGTAGCAGTAGAGACCTTCAATGGTCGCGACGAACGCCGGGATCTTGCCGTCGTAAGCCGAGCGTTTCGAGTTCTCGCCGAGCGTCACCAGATAGCCCGCCGAGCCGGACATCTTTCGGTCCGCGCCCCAGCCGGGGAAGGCCGCGCCGTTCTTCAGTCCTGAGGGCAGCGACAGGGCGGTGTCCGGCTGGGTTCCGAGCCGCGTCGAGAGCCACATCTCCCCGGCGTAGGGCTCGGTCGTCGCCATCCCGGCGCCGTTGAACGCCATGTAGTAGTCGCCCGCCCGGAAACTGACGAAGGACCGGATCGGACCCGCCGCTGAGACCGTGCAGGCGAACGAGACATACATCCGGTCGGGGCCGTAGATGGCCGCGTCCTTGATGCTGCCCTTCACGCCGACGCGGCCGAAGGCGAACCGCAGGGGTTCGTCAGGGTCGGCGTGCCACTGGACCGCCGCGCCCTGGCTGGCGATCTGGGGCGTCAGAGACTTGGCGAGCGTCATGCTGCCAGCGCCGGCGCCGATGCCTACGGCGGCGACGGTCGCGATCTGGGCAAGGGTGGCCGTGCCCGCGACAACCGCAGTCGCGGCCGAGCCGACGTAGGAGATGGCCGCGATGACGGCCGGGATCGCTTGGGGCATCAGAGACGCCAGGCAGCCTGATAGGCGAGGGGACGCCATGTCGAGCAGATGCCCCCGCTGAAGCCGAGGACCAGGCCGTCGGACATGGCGACCATCATCGAGGCACCGAACGGACTGTCCTCGCCCGCGTCCATCGCGATCAGATCGCCTTGCAGAGCGGCGGCAGGGGCGATGCGGGGTAGGCCCATGGCGTCGAGCGCTTCAGGCAGGGACTTGAACCCAGCCTTGAGCAGAAGCCGGTAGCCTGCCGCCTCGGTCGAGTAGCGCAGGCCTTTCACGGGCCCGGCGCCGTGGCCCATCTTCATCAGGGCGTGGGTCGCCAGCTTCACGCAGTCGCGGACGCCGGGGTCATAGGCCTTCCCATAGAAGCGCTGTCGGCAGGCCTCGGCCGCTTGGGCGCGGCGGATACGATCATCCATCATGTGCGCCACTGCCCCAGGTCCTGCATGATCTTTGAAATGCCGGCGACGCGGACCATGCCGGTCTCACCCGGCCAGCGCGTGCTGTGGAAGCTGTGGTTGGCCCGCCAGTCGGCGTTCTCTTCCAGCTGCCGGGCCGATTGGGTGCCGCAGGCAACGACGAGCTGGCGGTCGGCGCCGACAGAGAACCGCGGCTGATCCACCTCACCGTCAAAGCGGAGAACGGGTTCGCCGATTAGAAGGCCGGTCGCGCGATCGATAGCCCCGCGCCAGACCCTGACCCGGCTGCCCTGCGTCGAGGGTGAGCCGAGGATGGATGCTGCGGCGTTGTCCTTGGGGGCGATGCGGAGATCGACGCGGGTCGTCTGGTTGCCGGTCCCGCTGGAGAGGCCGGAGACGCCGACGAACAGGCCCAGCGACGGCTCCTTGCCGAGATAGAGGTTGCCATCGAAGACCGCGAAGCCGCCGTCGGTCAGGCAGTAGGTCCCGCCGGGCAGATCCAGACGCACCAACAGGGCCCGCGTCCATACCCGCTGGCTGTAGGCGGCAGAGAGGGCGGGATCCATCAGCCCGGTTCTTCGACCGTGAAGCGGATGTGGTGGTGGCCGTTGCCGTCTTGGAGGAAGGAACCGCGCTCAACGGCCGCGAAGCCCTCGATGCGGACGTCGGAGAAGCTGATGACGTCGTTGTTGCCGGGCGGCCAGTTCAGCATCGTCTCCAGCGGCACAGTCGCGATGCCGGAGCCGTTCGCGGTGACCGCTGCATCGGCCACATAGATACGCCGGACGCCGTCGGACCCGATGTGGTTGAAGGCCTGCCCCTTGCGCACCTGATAGCCGGGCACAAAGCCCTTGATCGACAGGTTGGTCCCGGCCTGTCCCGAGCCGTTGACGAGCGTCGTGCCCGGCGTGCCGATTTCCAGCCCCATCTGAGGGACCGCAACGACGACGGTGTCCGCCTCGTTGCGGAGGTCCAGCCAGGACAGGGCCTCGGCATGGTCCATCGGCTCCAGCGCCATCTCGTAGCTGTAGTGGCTGCCCTTCCGCAGGCCCTTCTGCCGGTTTGAGCCGGTGGCGCTGCGCTGGTCGATGCTGGACGAAACGATGGTCGGCTCGGCGCTGACGAAGCGCGGGGTCGGGAGGATCTTCGCCATCAGGCCACGCGCCCGTAGGTCCGGCCCTTGTCGAGGTCAGACATCACCTGCTGCCGGGTGGCGCCGGCGGTGGCGGCCATGCCCTGGATCACCAGCGGGCGGGCGACGTCTTCGGCACGACCAACCACATAGGCATCAAGACCGTCGCGGTCGGCGGTGACCCGCACTTCCACGCTGCTGGCGATGGCGGCGCTCAGACCCTCGCGGGCCTGCTGTTCCCGCTGTGACGACCGGCTGATGGAGGCGGTGGCCTCGGCGGTGTTGTCGTTGGCCGCGAAGTTGCGTCCCGAGCCACCGCCTCCGCCGCCGCGAAGCCCGACCGAGGTCAGCAGGGCCAGCATTGCCGCGATAGCCGGGAAGGCGAAGGGGCCGAGGACTTCGAACATCTTCGCCGCGCCGGCCGCCGTGGATGCTGCGCCTTTAGCCATGCTCCCGGCCACGCTCGTGCCGGTCTCGGCCGCGTTCTGGGCCATCGCCTGAACCGACATCGCGAACTGGAAGACGCGCCACGCCGCTTCGGCTGCCTGAAGGACGCGGTAGCCCTCGCTATTCTGGTCGAAGAAGCCCTTGGCCGCGCCCAGCATGTCGCCGTAGTGCTGGACCTGAGCATGCGCACGGTCGCGCTCAGCTTGGGCAATGGTGATTTGCTTCTGCTGCTCGGCGAGGGTGATCTCAGCCATCCGCGACTGATAGCCCGACATGGTCGTCAGGAGATCGCCCAGCGCACGGCCGCTCTCGCCGAACGCGGAAGCGAGACCCTGAGCGGCGTCGAGGGCAAGGCTGTGCACCAGCCGCGCCTCGTCAGCGATATCGCGGAGGGGGTTTCGTAGCTCGATAAGCTGGATATTCAGCGGCTGCAGATTGATGTTTGGCAGCTGCTCCAGAACCTCTCGGGCTTCGCGCGCACGGCGGACTGCGGCATCAGAGCCAGCGTCGCCGGCGCCCTCGCCAATGCGGTTGCGTGCTGAGGCCAGCGTGTTCTGACGCCAGCGGTCCATGAAGCGACCGGACATGCCTTGTTGGCTCTCATACCCGGCACCGTACGATGCCGCGCCCACCCCGAACGCCGCCGACATGCCGCCTGCGTATGGATTGCCCAGAGCGCCAAACTGCGGCGTGCCCATCATCGGAGCGGCCTGCCCACCGCGCATCCAGGCGGGAAGGGAGTTGTACTGGGCCCGGAGGTTGTTCACGCCCTCGACGGACTTGGCGACCAACCAGTTTACAGCGGTGATCGCGGCATTTGCGGACGATATAGCGGCGTCGCCGATGGCGGCCGGCAGTAGGCGCCAAGTGTCGCGCACCACGTTGTAGGCGCCGACGAAGAACCCTGCGATGGCATCGACCTCGGCCCCCGTGTTCTTAGTCAGGTCGTCGAGGAAGCTGTTCCACTGCTTATCGACCCAGGCGAGCTCGTCGCCGAAGACGCCCGCGAACATCTCCTTGATCGTGGTTCCGAGACCGCGCCATGCGTCGCCGGCCGTGGCCGTGGTGGAGATGTTCTTCTCTTTCAGGCGCTCGAGTTGCTCCTCGTTCAGCCCCATGCCGTTCGTCAGGTCGCCGATGTCCTGGTTCATCGACCGGGTGGCCAGCCCCCAGCCCGCAGCCATGACGCCGACAGCAGCGCCCACCGCGAGGATGAAGGGCATCAGCGGGGCGAGGGCCGCCCAGATCGCCGCGCCGGTCGCCGCCATGGCCGCTCGAACCGTGGTGCCGGTTCGGATCGCCGCCATTTGGAAGACATCGAGGATTTGCGGGCCCTGCTGGACCGCGATCATGAAGGGCGACATCCCCATGGCCAGTTGGACGCCCACGTCGGACATCTGGCGGCCGAGGTTCAGTCCCTCCTGCGTGGTCAGGCCGAGGCTGTTCCGAGCGACGCCGAGGACGCGGTTCTGCTCTTGCACCGCGACGTTCATGGTCGAGGTCGCCCCGTCCGCCCGGCGCGCGGCTACGGCGAGGGCGTCGACGCTCTTCTCGGCCCGGTCAGCAGAGGCAGCCAGATTGTCGAGGCGCTTGTCGGCGACATCGGCTTCCTGGCTCTCGACGCGGATGCCGAGGTTGGCGAGATCGGTCATTGCTCCGCCTTCCTTCTCCGGCTCGCGGCCGCTTGCTGTTTGAGGAATGACCCAATGCCGGGCTTGCGGCCGGTTGGGCTGGCCGGGTTGAACTCGCCCGCGCGGACGGCGGCGACGCGGTCGTCCATCTGGCGGATCAGCCGGACGTCAGCGGCCCGAAGATCGGCATGGGTAGACCGGCTGTAGGCGTCGATCTCGGTGTAGGTGATCGGGTTGGCCGACAAGCCGATCTGCCGGGTGGCGCAGAGATCGGCAAAGCAGCCCCAGAGGTGTTCGCCACCCTCGGGGAATAGCGGGAGGGGGTTCAACTTCCCCTCCACCGCCCCGGCGTAGTCGATCAGCGCGCGGCCGATCCCTTCGTAAAATGGGCGCGGTCAGCCATGAAGACGCGGACCTGATCGCGGATCCAGGGGAAGCGACGGTAGAGCGCCTTCGCGTTGTCCTCAGTGCAGTCGAGGGTCTGCTTGTCTACCTCAACCCCGGACCACGAGACGGTCGCCTTGGCGAACTTGGCGATCTCGTTCTCGCGGGCGACTTCGGCGCTCATGGCCGGGCCGCCGGGGCCGGAGCGAAGGGCGCGGTTGGCGATGACGTTGTTGTGCTTTGTGACGCGGTCAGAGTCCTCGCCGAGCAGAGTGATCGAGACCGGGGTCTCGCCGTCGTCTTGGAGGATGACGCTGCCGTCGTTCGGCGATCGCAGTTCAAGCACGGCGCCGTCATTGGCCGCGGCGGCGGTGTCGAAGGTGGAAAGGTCCATGGTGTGTCCTTTGAAAAGGACGCCGGGGCGCGACCCCGACGTTAAGTTGGGAGGGTCAGGCGCCGGCTTCGGCCGGAACTTCGTGGACGTCCTGGATCAGCAGCGAGAAGGCGCGCTTGTTCACGGCGTTCGACGCGCCGACGTTGACCTTCGCCGAGTTGACCAGGGCGATCAGGTAGAATTCGCTGGGGGTGCCGTCCTCGTCAGGCTCATCGGCCGCGACGACCTTGATGGCGAAGTTGGACTTCGACTTCTCGGCGGCGATCATGGCGAGTTGGCCCGGATCATCGGGGATGTTGGCGAAGGTGACGGTGATGTCTCCGGCGTCGCGCGCACCCTTGCGCTTGCGGACGCGGCCGGCGCTCAGGGAGGTGAAGGTGATCGTCGCCGAGGAGTCGCCGAATTCGGGAATGGATTCGCACTCCTTCACTTCGACACAGGGCGTCAACGCAGTGATGGTGCTGGCGTCGAGAGAAGCGGTGGCTGGGCCGATGAAGACCTTCGAGCCGATGCCGTCGGAAAGAGCCATCATGGCCTCCTGTTGGGGGTGCCGTTGCCCATGCGGCGAGAGGGCGACCGGTCGGCTACGACGCCGTCCAGGGGATGGTGACCGGGGTCAGGGTCTGGGTGTCCTCGATGATCGGGGACGCGGTCCAAGGCTTGCGGCTGACCTTCACGCGGACGCCTTGGCCGGACATCTGGAGGCCCTTGGAGAAGTGGGCTTCGACGAGGTGGGCGACTTCCCGAGGCTTCACGACGCCGACGCCCTTGGGCCAGACGACGGAGATTTGCAGAAGCCCCATGCTCAGAGCGTCGCCTGACAGGCTCTCCCACGCCGGGGCGTTGGCGAAGAAGTCGACCCTGAGATACTTGCCGTCAGTCGGAGCCGTGAAGGCCACATCGGGGAACGCTATGGGCATGGTCGGCGCTGAGATGACCATGCTCTCGCACCGCTGGAACAGCAGCGCGGCGACGACGGCGGGATCGGCCATGGGCTATCCTCCCGCGCGGCTCTTAGCCTCCGCGCATACTTCGTTGACGATGCGCTGCCACTGCTGCGCCGCGAGGGCGACAAACCGGGTTCCACGCTGGCTGTATGAGCGTCCGGCGGAGTCGGTGCCGGTGAAGCCATATTCGATGCGCCGCGCGTATTTGGCGGTGTACGCGGCGATGACCGTGTCACCGAAGTCCGCGCCTGATAGCGTCAGCTTGACCTCACTCGCGTCCCAAGCGTGCGAGCTATCAGCGGACGGATTATCGACCAGCGGCGGCAGCGTCTCACCAATCGTCACCACCAAGGAGGCTCGGAGAAATCCTGTATCGACCGGTAGATTTCCGACGCCGCCAACGCTTCTGGCGACGGGTCCGAAAGCTCGCTTCTTGCGCCCTCTGGTTCCGTCCGCCTTCACCTTGCCCAGCCCAGCGCCAGTAGCGATGGCTTTCGATACGGTCGCGCGGGATGGGCCTGGCTCCTGCATGATCTCAATCACGCGCTGGGTACTCTCGTTCTTGACCGCCGCCGCTCGCTCTTTCGTCTCAGCGACCCAAGCGCTCACCTGACTGGAAAATGAGCCTTGGGCCATTGGACCTCACTCGAGCCAAGCCCACGCGACGCGGCGTTGAACCTTGCTTATGGACGTCTGATTGATTCCGAACCGAGCCGCCAGATCGCTCTGCTTCGCGATCCCGCGCTGGCTGCGAATGTAGTGGACATCGGCCTCGGTGAGCCGTGCCTGCCACTGATCCTCGCCCTTGATCTCTGTGCCGTGCAGGGCTTTGTCGGCGTGGTTGCCGCCGCAAGTATCCCAGCGCAGATGCTGAGGATGTACGCAGCCGGTGTGGCCCTGACCACAGTTGTGCGCTGACTGCAGGCGGCTGACCTCGGGCGGGCCGTTGACCAGCGCGCACATGGTTCTGGAAGCCGATCTCTGGACTCCTTCATCCGTGATCCTGCCATACCCATTGTGGTCGCGGCTGAACGGCCAGATCAGGCAGGCCTCGCCGCGATGATCAATGTGGTCGAGAAGCCACTGGACGCGAGTACCCGGCGCAATCCTTGGCGGCACGTCAGCTTGAGGATCGCCGGTCGTGAGGACGCGGTCGTAATGGAGTTTGCAGTAGCCCCGCGACGCGTGCTCCCGATCACAGTCCTTCACCAGACACCCGAAACGGCGGACCGCTGGATGGGCGTGTGGGTCGCCATGTCGGCGGATTCGCATGTTGTGCGTGCCGCAGAGGCCGTAAGCCCGCGCCGGGCGCTCGCAGTCGACAATGGAGCATCGCTGCCCCTCATACCTATGGGTCTGGGTCGCGCTGCCGTGACGCTTCCAGCGCTGATAGTGTTTGCTGCACCATTCACGGCGCTCTGAGGGCTTGCCGCAACCCTCGACGGAGCATATCGCTCGATCAGCCATATCGACCCTCCAATGGTCGTTTCGGTTAGGGCCGGAGCCGGTGTTGACGCACCGCTTCGGCCCGTTTCAGACTACCTGATCCCGGCCAGAAAATCGACTTTGTAATCAGCTTGGCACCGGCATCCGACGGTGTGTTTGATCGGGGCCGATGAGTCGTGCGGGTAAAGCATCGTCGTACCGTCCGGCAGAACGAAGCTCTCCATCAGGCCCACGCCCTTACCGTTCATCAGGCGATGATCGGGTCGGTAGTCCAGACTCGACAAGTGACGCCAGCTCTTCGTTACTGCTGCCGCAGTAATCTTTCCCGAGGCGACCGCCTGCTCGTAGGCCTGCTGCCTGCCCGCTGAGAGCGCTGCGAAGGCCTCGTGCCTGCCTATCGTCTCGCCCCGCAACTGGAGTAGTCGGTTCGAATAGGCTGTAATCGCTTTCGCGGCGATCTCCGGTGGGACCGGCTTGCCCTCCCTGATGGCCTTCGCGACAGATCTATCGAACCTTCTGTCCCGCCGTTTACGGCCGAGGTAGTTGGACATGAAGTCCGGCGACGTAGAGGCCAGTTCTTCTCTGGCTCTCCGCACATATTCCTCTTGAGGCACCGACAGCCCCAGGGTTCCACCGGTCCTTTTCCCGGTCACCCGGTTGATGCGTCCGACAAGTTCGAGGCCGGCGCGTTTGGGGTTGTCGCCACGTTCGAGGCTGGCGACGAGCGATTGCCGAGCCGCCTCGCGCATGTCCTGCGTCGTGTGGGTGACGAGATCGGCGGCGTGCTGGCGCATCCAGCTTTCGGCCTCAACCGCCCGACCATCCCAGCGCACCGTGAAGGCTGTCCCGTCCGGGCGCCGCTTCGGCATCGTCTCGGTGCTATAGTTGCCCCCGGCCGTCTGGGCGTCCTTGATCCGGTCCAGCATGTCGTTGAAGGCGGCTGGATCGATGTCCAGAGCATCGAGCGCGCCTTCGATGTCCCCGGCTTCGATCGCTGCGGTCACAGCCTGGAGCGATGCGGCTTTCCTGATGTCGTCGATCGCCTTGAAAAACGCGTCTGCGACCGCGCGCCCATAGCGCTCCAGCAGCTCGGCATAGAGCTGCCGTTGCACTCGGGTTCTGGCCAAGGGTCAGTCCTTGAGGATGTCCAGCGCGGCCTGGGCGACTTCGCCTGACAGGTCGAGGTGGGTGTCGAGGATGTCGTGGGCTTCCTGACGGATGGCCTTGGCCGTCTCGTCATCGCCCCGGAGGATCGCAGCCTGATAGTTCGCCGACTTGGCGTTCAGGTCTTTCCACGCCGCAGCGGCGAGGATGGCCTTGCCCCGATGGGCGGTCACGCCGAGATGGGTTCCAGAACGAAGCGGGCTTCGCGCGACTGCGGGTTCCAACGGCGCTCCGTCGCCCTGTAGTGGACGCGGGTGTTGTCGCTATCGGTGCGGACGACATGGTTCTTCGTCATCGCTCGGGTGAGGGCGACGTCTTGCGGGGAGTGACGAGCTACGATGGTCGCGATCATCGGTCAGCTTCCTCGGCTAGGCCTTCATCGCAGAGGGCATCCAATTCTTCGCCGCCCCGCACATGACCTTCTTCCGGTGCGTATGCGTTGTCGTCACGTAGCCAGCGATACCGGGCAGCATCCCTCTTTAGGGCATCCAGATCTTCTGGGGTCATCGGCGCACCTGCAAAGTAAACAGCAGAGTCGTCTCCGCCGGCCGAAGGGTATCGACGCCGACAATGGACCACGAGACGCCGTTCGCTTCAACCAGGCGGTCTGCGGGGGTCGGATCGGCGGTCAGCACGCCGGGCGCGACCAGGGCCTTCTTGTCGGTAGCAAGGACCCGCGAACCGTCGATCTCCTTGGCCTCGAAGCCGACGATGACGAAGCGGGCAGGGGTGGACGTCGGGACCGGCTCGCCGGGGTCATAGGCAGGGCCCATGCGCTCGCCCGGCGTCTCAACCGCCCCGAGCTGGCCGTAGCGCTCGATCAGCTGGTTCGCCGTGGCGAGGGGGCGGGAATAGTCGAAGGCGGTCATCAGACCACGAAGACGGCGGGCAGGGCGGGCTTGTCGAGGAACGGGGCGAGGATACCATCCACGAGCGACAGCTGCGGCGTTGCCGTGGCCAGAGCCCCGCCAGTCCCTTGGAAATACTCGGTCTCGATGACGTCGATCTTCTCGCGCTTCACCTGTTGCGATGCAACGACCGACACAGACAGCGAGCCGGGGTTCTGCGCCTCATGCCAGGCGGCGGCGTAGGTCGCGCGCTCCAGGGCGAGGTCCAGAGCGTCCGATGCCTCGGCATTGGCCAGCCGGGCACCGTAGACTGCATCGAGGTAGTCGGTCGCTCGCTGGAGAAGAATGGCCGGGCTGGGGGCGCCATCGGGCAGGTCATGGCCGCGAGCTGCGAGCCAGTCCGTGAAGCCTTGCTCTGTTCCGTGTTGAGCCATTGGATACCCCTGTCCATTGGGGTAAAATGCCGGACCCGCCGAGCATCCTACCTCTCGACGGGTCCTAACCAAGCCAACCTGTTGAGAGGTCGAAATGGCTATCGCTCGTCTATGTTCTGTGCCGGACTGCGGCAAGCCGCACCACAGCAACAACTTCTGCCGCATACACAGCCGTCGGTGGCGCGACCACGGTGATCCGTTAGGCGGCAAGGTCGGTAACGGCGGACCAGCCGCGTGGCTCGCTGAGCACTCATCCCACCAAGGAGATGACTGCCTAATCTGGCCTTTCGCCCGGCTGCCCTCTGGCTACGCGAAGTATCAGAATACCAGCGGCCACCGAGTGATGTGCGAGATGGTGAACGGCCCGGCACCGTCGGCAACTGATCACGCCGCCCATTCTTGCGGCAGAGGGCCTGACGGCTGCGTCCATCCAAGACATCTGCGATGGGCGTCGGCCAAGGAGAACGCGGCGGACCGAATTCTTCACGGTACTCAGTATTCCGGATCGACGTCTCCAACCGCCAAGCTGTCACCAGAGGCAGTCGAATACATCCGGTCGATGAAGGGCAAGGCCCGGCAAGTGGACGTTGGCGCTGAGTTCGGCGTTGGTCAGTCTCAGGTTGGACGCATACAGCGCGGTGAGAGCTGGTCGGACTAGAGACGGGGGCTTAACCCCCGCCTCCATGCCCGGCCATCGGTCAGGCCTTCGTCGGTTCAGGCTTCGGGGCGTCGGGCGCCGGAGCGGCCCCGCCCTTCTTGCCGTCGTCGTCGTGGTCCAGCGGGTCCTTCTGCTTGGAGAACCAGCCGGTGGCCTTGGCCGCCTTCAGTTCGCCGTCGCTGATGTTCAGGTCCTCGCTGGTCTGGCCGCCGCCGATGTAGATCAGACCCTGGTCCTCGGTGTGCACGCCCTTGGGGCCGGGGGTGTAGTTGGTCAGCTTGGTCATGGCTCAGATCCCGTCGCGATAGGTGATGGCCTTGGGCAGGCGAACCTCGGTCCCGCCGACGTTCATGATGCCGCCGACGTCGTAGGTCATGGACGACTTCTGGAACGCGGGCAGGAACTCGTGGTCGCCCGGCAGGTGGAACTGGACGACCTCTTCCGAGGAGTCGTAGGCCGCCAGGCGGTCGGTGCCCGAAGCGCCGGCGCCCTTCAGTTCGCGGATCGGCTTGAAGACGATGTTGTCGCCACCGTCCCGGTTGCCGCGGATGTAGGCCAGGATGGTCGAGCCGGTGTCCGACATGCGGGTCTGCTCGATGTAGCGCAGCTTCTCAGTCGGCAGGGCCACCGTGGTTGCGGTGTGGGTCTCGCCGGTCTGCTGCTCGACCGCGTTGACGGCGCCCCAAATGTCCCGGCTGATCTGGTCCGGGGTCTTGCCGGCCCAGGGCGTGGTCGAGCCGGTGCCGTCGGCCGCGACGTTGGCGGTCGGGACGTTCGGATCGTTCACGAAGCCGGTCCAGCCCTTCTCGCTCGCCGCAGTGCCCGGCGCGCGGCCGGTCATGGCGATAGAGCGCTTGAAGAACTGCGCGGCCTTGCGGGCGGCGGCGGCCTTGTCAGCGGACAGCGAACGACCCAGCTTGGCGGCGCGCTGAAGCTCCTGCGTCGACCACTCGTAGCCGATGCCGGCCAGGTGGAAGCCGCGGCTCTTCTGGTCCATCAGCGTCGAGGCGTAGGGCATGTCGAAGCCCTTGCCGCTCAGGAACTCGGCCTTGCCGGCTTCGTCCATGCTGTAGAACACCGTGCCGACGTCCCACATGTCGCCGTCCGTGTTGATCGGCAGAAGGCCGGTCAGGTCGGCGTTCGGATAGCGGCGCAGGTAGACCTGCGTTTCGATCCGATACAGCTGCGGGGTCAGGAATGCGCGGCCGACCTGGGCGTCCACGAAGAACTCGGAGGCCTTGTCGCCGAAGGTGGCGGCGAGGGCGGCGTCGTAGGCGGCCCAGCGTTGGAAGGCCAACTCGCGTTGGCTGTCGCTGGCGGCGAGGAAGGATGCGGCGTCGGTGAACAGGCCACCGGTCGCATCGGCGAAATTGATGATCATGGTCTGATCCCCTTAGCGCTTGGCGATGCGGGCCAGGCCCGTCGCAGAGGTGGTGTCGTCGAACACCCAGCCGCCGGTGGCGATGTGGGTGGCGTCGGCGGCGGTGTCTCCGATGGCGTCAGCAGCGCCGCCGCCCGTGCCGATCGTCACGGCAGCGCCGTCGACGTTGGCGCCGGTTGCGGTGACCCACATCACGCCCTGGGTCAGGATCGCGACGTTGTCGTACTGCTGGTAGCGGTCGGCGGTCTGACCGCTCAGAAGGCCGAGGGCCTCGTGGGCGATGGCGAAGCCGAGGAAGGTCGCCGCAGTGCCGACCGTGGCCGTGCAGCCGTGGTCGCCCGAGCCACGATAGACCGGAGCGCCGAACTGAATGCCGGCCGAGTCCTCACAGGTCCGCGTAATGCGGTTGGAGGTCTCGCCGTTGGCGATCATGCCGGGATAGCCCGCGGCCATGACCGAAGTGTAGGTGTCCTGATTGACTGCCATTGTCGTGGCTCCTTAGTTCAGGCCAGCGACGCGCGCGGCGTCGCGGATGGAAGCGACGTGGACGCCGCCGTTGGGAGCGCCGTCGGAGATGACCTTGCGCAGCGGGTCGGCGCTTTGGGCATCGGCCGTCTTCAGGTCGAAGGCGGCGTCCACGTAGGCGTCCGACTTGTCCTTGGCGGCGTCACCCAGGACGGCCCGTTTGATCTCGGCGTTCGACTTGCCGTCGATCACGACCTTGGGGTCCAGGGCCTTGGCCTTGGCGACGACTGCGGCGCGATCAGCGACCAGAGCATCCAGAGCGGCGCCGTCGATGACCTTGGTCTTCAGGTCGGCGATCTCGGCGTCCTTCTTCGCCAGATCGGCGTCCTTGGCAGCGAGCGCTTGGGCGTGAGTGGTGTTGGCGGTGGCCAAAGCGGCGTCCGCGGTGGAGAGAAGGCCGCGCAGCTTGTCGATGGCTGCGATGCCGGCGTCCGTGGTTTCGACCGGGAGGCCGTCCACGGCGATGGTCTTGAGCGTCATGTGACGGTCTCCTGTGGAACAGAGCGCTTGGGAGGGGTGCGCGTCCATTGACCCCATGCCGCTGCGAGCGGACTCTCCAGAAAGGGCCGCGAGGGCCTCCTCCATCAAATCCATCATCGCTTGTTGCGACTTCTCTCCGGCCTTGCCCGTCGTGGGGGCGCTGCCGTTCATGTGCTTTTCGTGGAGCGCTATAGCGGCTCTCAGCTTGCCTTTGGCCTTCGCCAGATCGGGCTTTGCGTCCCCGACACGACACTGCGGCCCCGCGCGACCTGACGGCACGAGCGCGAGGTGATTGATGCGGATGTCGCGCTGCACGGCCTGATACGGCTCGCCCTCGGGCGTCACGCCGTCCTCAAAGGCGAGGTCGCAGACGTAGCCCATACTGATCTCGCGGGTGCCGTCCTGCACCGCCTTGATCGCCGCCGCGTCCATCAGAGCCAGCGGGACCTTCACGAAGCCGCCATCCCGCACCACGTCGCCACCGACGACACCGACAGCCAGATCCTTCCAGCTGTCCGCGGTGACGCCCTCGGCAGGATGATTGATCGTGACCGGCTTGAAGCCGTAGCTGGCCATGCTGTCGGCCGCGAACACGCTTTCCGGCGGGCGGTAGACGTTGACCACAGCTAGGTCGGGCCGCCCGACTTCACGCCCTGCGTATTGCTGAATGCCAGTGCGGGCGGCGCGGACCTCGGCGACGGCGTAACCGTCACGGGTCAGGCGCACGCCTGCGATCGGCGCGGCGTCCGTGAACTGCATGGCGATGTCCTCAGGTCTCGCGGGAGAGGCGGCGGGACTGCTCGACGGCCCAGCGTCCGCGCTTAGCGTCAGTAAAGGCGGCGACCTCGGGGCGGGTCTCCGCGATGGCGGCTTCGATCTGCTCGCGGGTCAGGTGGTCTCGCGCCAGCCGGTAGAGAAGCTGAGCGACCTGATCGACGCTAAGCGACGTGCTTCCAAGTTTCTCGTCGCTGGATCGCGCCGACTGTCGCATGGGAGACTCCGTAGTCGGCGGCGATCTCACGCTGCTCTCGGGTGTCCGCTCGGATCGCCCTCACCTTCGGCGCGTTGAGTTTCGCGGCATGGTGAGCGGCTCCGATCGCTGACCGTCCGCGCTGCTTGCTGGCCATGTCGGCCATGTTGTCGGCGTGGTCGCCCAGAAAGAGGTGGGCTGGGTTCACGCAACCGGGATTGTCGCACCGGTGAAGTACTTGGGCTCCGTTACCGATCTCGCCGAAGGCCAGCGCATAAGCCACCCGGTGGGCTAAACCTGTGGTTCCGTCTCCGAGGGCGATGCTGCCGTATCCGTCGCGACCCTTGGCTCCCTGCCATTCGTGGCAGTCAGGTGTGACCTCGACCTTTGAGAAGAACCGTTCTGATAAGGGCTGGCGGTTGCGTCCGTGGGTCCGACCACATGTCAGGCCGCAGTAACGACGCCGCTTCCAGTGAACGGGCTTCTCGCCCGTCTTGCGTTCGAGTTGGACGCCACACGCTTCACAGCGGCGGTCCACAGGCATATTGATGCCGGTATCCATTATCGATCCTTCCACGATCGTTGGTGGCTAGGCCTCCCGTGATGTTGACGCATCCGGGGGGCCGTTAATCCTACACCTTGGCCGGTTCCTCTTCCAGCGTTTCCGGGTCTCGCGCGCCCAACGCAGCGGCGTCGGCGTCGGGGTCGTCTTCCTGTTCCGACAACCGGCCATATTCTTCGAGCGCCGCCTCGAGGCCCGGTAAACTTCCGTCCTCAATGAACGTATTGCAGAGCGCATCCGACAGCGCCTCGATGGGCAGGAGGGGCGGGGATGCACCGCCGGTGCCGGCCAACTGTCGCGCTCCGTCCGCCTTGGTCTTGAAGATGTCCGCTTTCTCCTTCTCGCTGATCTGCCACAGCGGGGCGAAGGTGAAGTGGATTTCGGCCGGGCGGCTGCCGAGGGCCGAGGGGATCAGAACCGCGTCCAGCTTCTCCAGTCGGGGGCGGATCTTCACCTTCTGCTCGGCGGCGAGGCGGTCGTAGTAGTTGCGGACGTCGCTCTCGCCGGTGCTATTTAGGCCGGCCGGGGATTGGCCCAGCAGGCGGGTTACCGGGATGTCGGCGGCGCCGGCGGCGATCTGGAGATAGAGCTGCAGCACCTCGGGCAGTTGAGCGAAACTGATCTGCTTCTGGTCCCACTCTTCCTCGGCATCCATGACGAGGGCGCTGGAGATAGACTTGCCCTGGTTAGCTAGGCTCAGGCGGGTCAGGACCTTGGCGCGGTAGGCCTCGTCACCGACGTTGGCCATGAAGTTCTTCAGCTTGAAGACGTCGACCTTAGCTTCCTGGAGGAGCTGGGCGATAGCGGTTCCAGCCAGCCCGGCGTTCTCGATGGCCTCGTCGACGGCCTGCAGGACCGAGTCTCCCCAGCCCTGCGAGAACGTCAGGTCGGGTAGTTCAGCCCCGATGAACGGGATGACCCGGCTGGGGTGGATGCGTAGCGATCCGCTCCGGGCACCGGACATCGAATAGTAGGTCGGCTCGCCCCAGCCGGGAGAGGCCGGGTCCTTCTCGATTTCTCCAACCGAGATCTCGTATCGGCTGACGACGTGGACATAGGCCAGACCGCCCTGCTGGACACTTTCGGGGCGGAGCTCGGTTGCCGGGTTGTCCGTGCCGACACCCATGACCAGGGCTGAGCCGCCGTAGAGCCGGGCCAGAGCAAGCGCCTTGGCCAGCTTCGGCCAGATCTGCAGCCGGGCCTCTTCCTTCTCCAGCGCCTCGATGTGAGCGTCGTCAGCCTGCCAGTTCCGCCCCTCGCGGATCATGTCGAAGGCCGGTATGTCCACCACCTTTCGGGCGATCCAGTCCGACCGATACATGGTCAGGGCCGAACCCTGATCCAGCTCCCGCATGTAGTGCCGGGTGCGGGTGGCCTTGTCCTTCTGCGTGCCCATCGCCGTGATGAGGTTGGCCAGGCGGTCGCCGAACCACATCAGACGTTGTCCAGGCTGTAGACGGAGCCGAGGGCCAGTTCGTTGAAGGCGTCGGCGGCGGCGTCGACTTGGTCGTCATGGGCCCCGGACGGGAAGACGCACAGCTCGTCCACGAACGGTTCAATCCAGGCGTCTCGCATGGCGTCCCCCGTTGTCAGGATGAATACGTTCCCGGCCTCAGCCTGGGTGGCCAGCGCGGTTGCGCGCGTGAGCTTGGATCCGGTCGGCTGGGCGACCTTCACGGAATAGCCCTGCAGTTTCTTGACCAGGGTCTGGACGTAGCCCTTGCCGGCCGCGCCGGGGTCTTGAGGCAATCTGACCGTCACGGCCATAGTGTCAGCGGCGGCGGTCAGCTTAAGCTCGGCCTCGAACTGTGCGGGGCTCCACTGATCTGTCCGGCAGTTTGTGAAGTAGTATGAGGCCTCGTCGCCGGTCCCGACCATCGTGCAGCGGACGCCAGCACTTGGATCTCCGCCGCCCTCTGTTGCGCCGATATCCCACGCCCGGACGGTAGTCTTCATCCCTGCGGGCAGGACCGACGCCGTCTTGAACCACTCCCGGAGGAATATGCCGCCATCACGAGGGGAGGGGCGCTGCTGATATTGCCCAGCCCATGCGTATGAGCCCTTGGCCTTCTTGAGCTTGGCGACCTGGGCGAGGGGGAAGCGCTCGGGGAAGAGCAGTTCGCCTTCGCGAATGCGCGGATCCTCGAAGAACAGTTCGCCGTCGACGTAGGTCCGGCACGGTCCGCCGCTCACCTTGCCGTCGTCGCCGACGCGCTCGGCCTCGAACTCCATCGGGAGGTTCAGGTGGACGAAGCCGATGTCCAGTTCCAAGGCGACCGCCGCGACGTCCTTGGCGTGCAGCCGCTGCATGATGATGACGATGGCGGACGTCTGCACGTCGTTCATCCGGTCGGAGATGCCTTCGCGGAAGATGCGGACGGCGGTCTCGCGCTCGGCGTCGGACTCGGCGCTCTCGGTCGAGTGGGGGTCATCGACCTTGACCCGGTCACCCCGGCCGCCGGTCATGGAACTGAATGGACGGGCCTCGCTAAACCCGTTGTCGGTGTTCTCGAACTTGCCCTTGGCGTTCTGATCGGCCCGCAGGTTCAGAGGCCAGAGGGCCCGGTACTGATCGCTCTCGATTAGGCGCCGGAGCTTGAGGTTGTCGCGGAGGACGTTGGCCTGGCTGTAGGAGGTGGCCAGCGTCTGAAGGTCGGGCCGGGCGCGCGGTCCCCATTCCCATGCGGTCCAGAACACCAGCAGCAGGGACTTCATCATCCCCGGCGGCACGGTCATCAGCAGGAACTGGATCTTGCCGTCGGTGACCGCTTCGAGATGCCGGCACATGGCCTGAAGCGCCCAGCCCGTCACGAACGGTCGCTTGGGCTCCAGAATAGACCAGTGCTCTTCGATGAACCCGTGCAGGCCGTCGCAGCGTGCACGGATCGCGCCCTGATCCTTGACCAGTCGAGCGCGTTCGGCTTCAGCCCTCCGCCTCTCCCGCTCCGCCCTGATCTCTTCCAGCGTCGGCAGCTCGACGGCGAACGAAGCGCTCAATGACTTCAAGCTCCTCGTCGCTGGCGTCCTTCAGGTCGAAGGCATGGGAATGGCTGATCGGCGCATCGTCCTTGCCGCCGCCGACCAAGGCCATCTTGTCCCCGTAGACCTTCGGCTTCCGCTTGCCGGCGGACCACTTCTTGGCGTCGATCGCGACCCGAGCGGCCTGGTGTTCCAGCTTTCCAGCTTCGACCCGCTTGGCCATGTCGCGAATGTCGTCGTCGTCTGCGTCCGCCGAGGCCTCGCGCGCGAGCGCGTACTGGCGACGGAACTCGGCATGCTGAGGATCGGCGAGCCACCTGAAAACCGTCCGACGCTCGGGATAGTCGGCACCCTCGCAGATGGATCGGAGGCTGTCGCCGTCGGCGATGCGCTCGCAGATTTCACCGGCAATCGCCTCGTTGAACAAGGAGGGGCGGGCCATCAGGCCTCCGCGACTGGCACCCGACCGAGGACTCGAACCTCGCCAACCGGTTTTGGAGACCGGCGCTCTACCTGCTGAGCTAGTCGGATAAGAAAGAGGGTGTGCTTTCGTCTCTCTCAGCCGATCCAGCCATCCCCGCAGGTCAGAACATGGTCGGCGCCGGAAACGAAAAAGGCCCCGCCGCGAGGGAGGAGCCTTGGTCTGGGCGGAAAGCCCGATTTGCTGGATGTCACCGATTACCTGTCCGCTGTCAAGCGCGGGGCTCGTCAGTCGCACTCAGACTGGAAGTTGCTGACTGCGGCCTCAAAATCGCTCTGAGTGTTTCGAACGCGCCGAAACTCGGTCGAACAGTCGTCATAGCCTTGGCTGTTCTGCACGCAGCTCGAGTACCGCGACAGGTACGAGGAAAGATCACCAACCGAGCGGTTGTAGTCGTCAATTGCATCGTCACACTGGCTTGGAGGCTTGGAGACAGCCGGCGCGGCTGCCCCCAACGAGAGTGCGAACAGGATCGCTGCGATAGCTGTCGTCTTCATTGGAACCCCTCAGTCCAGTCCGTAGACGATAGCGCACGCGTCGAGCGCGAAGATCAAGTCCTCTCGCAACCGAGCGCGAACTGAACCCGAAGCCGAGATTTCTTGAACATTGTCCCCACGCCCCGCAATCCGCTCAAGAGCGTCGATGGCCCGCATGGCCGGGTGCCCCTTCGGCAGGTTCGGCATGGCCGCCCGCTGCTTCCCCTTCGGCGGCTCCACCCCGCAGATCATGCAGTGGATGCCGAAGACCCGTTCCTCGATCTCCCGTCGCTTCTGGTCCCAGCCTTCGCCTCCGTGGACTGAGCGGACCTTTTCGGGATCGAACTGGGGCGGGGTCAGCAGCTTCTCCGGATCGATGCGCTCGTATTCCTGGCGGTAGAGCATCCCGGCGGCGTGCTGGATCCGGGTGATCGACCCGGCCGTCAGCAGGGTCTCAAGCCCGTCCCGCGTGATCTTCGGAGCCCCGACGGCGCCCTCGACCTTGGACGCTCCGATCTCCAGCCCGCGCAGGGCTTCGAGTCCGCGGCGCTCGGTCAGACCGGCCTCAACCTCCCCGGCGATGCGCTTGGCCGTCGTCTCAGCCTCCAGGGCCTCCATCGTCCGCTGGCCGGCGCGGCGGAGGTCCATGCTTTCCGAGGCGAGCTGTTCCGTCGCGATGGCGAACCGGCGGGCCTGGTTCTCGGTCAGGGTCACCCCACCGATCGACACCGGCGCCGCGTTGTCGTTCGACGCCGACGGGTGATTGTCGTTCGCCCCGATGGCGCGGGGAAGGGAGGGCTTGGCATACCGCCGACGGTTGGCGCGAGCCTTGGATTTGGACAGCTTGCTCATGCGGCGGCCTTTCGCTTCTTCGGAGCCAAGTCGGGATAGTGGGCCCAGAGGGCGGCGAGGGACGTCTTCGCGTCGGTGTGGGTGATCCAGACTCCGCCGTGTTCGATCCAGCGGGCGCGGTGCTGGTTCCAGTCGTCGATCAGGACATCACCCGGCTTGGCGTGCAGGCGCTTTTCCGACGACCGGCAGGTGATGATCGGGATGCCTGGGAAGTGCTCTTCGGCCCAAGCCACCTTCTGTGCCTGCGCCCAGTTGCCGCGCGGGCATCCGGTCAGGATTGTGGGGTTCAGGTGCCGAACGCCATCGACCAGTTCGCGAGCATCCGCCATCAGTGGCAGGTTGCGGTAGAAGTCGCCCTTCGCTTCCAGCTCGGCCCAGAAGTGTTCGGAGCCCATCAGCTCTTCGTAAAGACGGGGCTCCATCCCGAAATAGGCCTCAGCGTAGGTGTCGAAATCCGCCAGCACTCCGTCGCAGTCGAGGAAGACGTGAGGCTGCGGCGCCGGGGCGGGAAAGCCGTCGGTCCCCTCGGCGATCCGGTATTCGCTGGAGTGATGCCGCGTGGTCAGGACGTTGAGGCCGTAGAGGAGCCTCAGTCCATCGGCTTCGTGCTGGCTGCCCGACGCCAAGTAGCGCTGGAGCGCTGGCAAAAAGCCCTCGTCCATCCGCCAGGTGAAGTCGTGGTTGATCTCGACTAGGGATCGGGTGCTCATGCTGCGGCTCCTTGGGCGAACAGGTCAGGCTTCGGGTCGTTGGCGGTGGCCAGGGTGACGGAGAACTTCCATCGGGCTGTGATATCGGCGAGGTCTCGGGCCAGCTTGCTGACGGCGAACGGGTTGGCGGCCAGCAGGGCGCGGTTCGTGGCGTCCCATCGGGCCGGATCGACGTAGGATCGGGCGTAGGGCTCACCGTGGTGGGTGGCGACCCAGGCTCGGATGTCGGGGGGGCCGTCGTAGACCGGGGTGACATCTGCAATCGGCGCGGCGCTCGCCCCGTCCGGGAGGTATTCCTTCCATCGGTCCTTGTTCAGCACCACGGCCGCGCCGTTGGCGAACTGGCCCCCGTCCTTGGTCGAAGCGGGCAGGGCGTAGAAGGCCCGGACCGCCGACCAGATCGCCGACGGCATTCCGCCGCGCTTTAGTGCGCCGCCGAGAGCCCGCTGCACATCCGGCGCCGTCGAGCGACGCTTGCCGTCGACGACCGGCTGGGCCTGGTGGATGCGCTCGACCATCAGTGCGAAGCTGCACCCAGCGTCAGCCGCGATCAGCAGGCCTTTCGCGAAGCGCCTGAGGTCGATCTCGCCCCCTTGGGGGCTGGGGGTACTTTCTTCTTTTGGTTCTGGTTCTGGTTTTGTCGGCAAATCGGAAGCATTTGCTTGCCGATTTAATGCACGATTTCCGGCACTTGCCTCGCCACCCGTTTTTCCGGCCGATTTCCGCTTACCGGAAGTGTCTCGGTACTTTGCCAGATCCTCGGTCACGCGCGGTTGCATCAGCTTGCCTCTGACGACCTTGAACAGCGGCATGAGCTTGGGCTTGATCGCCAGCCACTCCTTGGTCGTCAGCTTGGCGTATCCAGCCAGAACGTCGTCATCGGCCGGAAGCTTGCCCTCGTTGTTCCAGAGGGCTCCGATCAGGAGGAGATAGGCCCCATGCTCGCGGGCGTGGCCCAGGTGGGCGGTATGCTTGTGATAGGAGCCCCAGAAGAGCTTCTGGTATGGGGGAGCCGCCATCAGTTGTCACCGTAGGGCATGCGAGCGGTCTCATAGTCGGACCCGCGCGCGAGGTTACCGAACCGGGTCGTGTCGGCGTCGAAGGCCAGTTTCACCGTGCCGATGGGGCCGTGGCGCTGCTTCCCGATGATGACCTCGGCCTCATGCTCCTTGATCGCCATCTCGGCCTGCCAGAGCAGGTGTTCGGACGATCCCTCCTTTGGTTCGGCCCGGCCCAGGTAGTAGCTCTCGCGGTAGACGAAGAGGACTGCGTCGGCGTCCTGCTCGATGGAGCCCGAGTCCCTGAGGTCGGATAGCTGGGGCCGCTTATCGTCCCGCTGCTCGACCTGTCGCGAGAGCTGGGACAGGGCGATGATCGGGACGTTGAGCTCCTTGGCCAGGGCCTTCAGGCCGCCGGTGATCTCGGACACCTCCTGCACCCGGCCCTTGCCGGCGCTCTGGTTCGTCGTGGCGAGCTGCAGATAGTCCACGATGATGAGGTTCAGCGGGGCCTTCCGGTGCTGGCGCCGGGCGATGGCGCAGAGCTTCCCGATGGGGATGCCGCCGGTCGCTTCGGTCAGGAGCGGGATTTCGGCGAGAAGGGCCTCGACCTCCTTCATCTTGGCGAACTCGTCGCGGCTGATCCTGCCCTTGCGGATGCGGTCACCTGAGACGCCCGAGGCGTCGGCGATGATCCGCATGGCCAGCTGTTCGGGGCTCATCTCCAGCGAGAAGAACAGGACCCGGCCGCCGTCCAGCCGACGGATGCCGCCGGGCGCCGTGGCGTCGATCTCGAAGCGATACCGCTTGGCGATGTTGAAGCCGATGTTGGTCGCTAGCGCGGTCTTGCCCATCGACGGGCGCCCGGCGAGGATCAGCAGGTCCGAAGGGTGAAGGCCGCCCAGCTTCTGGTCCAGGTCGTTCAGGTGCGTCGCCAGCCCCGCTAGCGCGCCGTCCCGGCGGAAGGCCTGCTCAGCCATCGCCAGAGCGCCGCTCATGGCCTCTCGGAAGGTGACGACACCCTTGGACTGCTCTCCGGTCTCAGCGAGTGTGAAAAGGGCTCCCTCGGCGTTGGCGAGGTGATCGGTCGCAGGGAGGTCGGGGTTCACGGCGTGGAACGCGATCTCGCCGCCGATCCGGATGAGGTCGCGGCGCATGGCCAGGTCGTAGATCGATCGGGCGTAGCCGGGCGCGTTCGCCGCCGGGGGCGCGCGGTCCATCAAATCGGCGAGGTAGCGAAGCCCCCCGAACTCGACAAAGGCCGGATCGGCGGTGAACCGGTCCATGAGTATCGTCGGCTCGGCTGTAATGCCTTGGCCGATGGTCAGTTGGATCGCGTCGTAGAGGCGCTGGTGGAAGGGCTCGAAGAAGTGCGAGCCGCGCAGCCGGTCGGGCAGTCGCTCCATCACGGCGTTGTCGAACATCAGGCAGCCCAGCAGGGCCTGCTCCGCCTCCAGGTTTGAGGGCAGGGCGGTCTCTTGGTCGCGGGGGTCCATCTACGCGGCCTCCCTGAACTTGTCGGTCTCGTTGCCCCAGACGGTCCAGCCTTCGCGGGGGGCGCGGGCGAACATCTCAAGGCGGGGGCCAGCGCAGTAGCGTTCGATCCGGCTATGGACTTCGCGGGGCTTCCGACTGTGTTCCTGACGCGGCGCAGCGATGACCTGATGGACGTCCTTGGCCAGACGGGCGGGATTTCCTCGGCGGCCCAGCAGGACCAGCTCGGCGTTCTGGCGCGTGGTGTAGCCCATGCCGGTGAAGAGATCGCGGCGGTCCATGAACAAGACGCCGTCATGGTCACCGTCCGGCTGCTTCCGGCGCTTCACCCAGACGAAGGCGAGGCTGGAATAGCGGAAGCCCCATGCGGTCATGACCTGAAAGGCCTGCTGGAGGTGCGGCCCCGTGGTCCAGAGGAACAGATGGCAATCCTTTGCTGCGATCTCAGCGACTGGCAGCGCCTTGATGTTGGCGAGAGGCATAGTGAGGTAGTGGTGCGAAGGCGAGCGTCGCGTCTGCCCCTTCGGCGACCGGCTGGCGTGATGCCACGGCGGGTCGGCGAGGATCATGCGGAAGCCGCCATCGACAGTCGGAAGCTCGGGCGTCATCCCGCCTCCCGATCATTCGCAGCCTGGGTGAAGACCCGTTCGGCCTCAGCCCGCGCAATGGCTCTCGGCAAGACGCTATCGGGGGCAGAAGCGAGGGAGCCGAAGAAGGCCACGGCGCCGGCGTCGTCCTGAACGGAGACGAACAACTCGCGGATCTTCCATGCCGACGCCTTCAGCCATTCCAGCCGTTCGGCGGGGTCGTCGTAGCCCAGCGCCGTGCAGTTGATGGACGCGCGGGCATGTTCGCCGATCTGGAGGCGGCGGACTTCTCGGACCTTGGTCGACGCCTTCCGTTCCCGCTGGCGGTCGATCCGGTCGATGATGCGGTTCTCGGCTCGGCTCATGCGGCCATCTCCCCCATGCTTTGAGACAGAGCGCGACGATGGGTCAGGGCGGCCCCGATGCGAGCGTGCGCGCTCTCCAAGGCTTCGTCAGACATGGACGCGATGCGGGCGTCAGACAGGCCAGAACCGTACCGCTCCACGATCTCAATGCAGCGGTAGCGACCAGGGCGGCGGCGGATGAAGCCCTGCTCTTCCAAGGCTTCGATCATCTCCTGAACCCGGCTGGACGATCTGACACCCAGATGAGCCATCAGCTCGCGGACCGTCGGAGCGACGCCGTCGACGGTCAGTGTGCGGATTGCGATCAGGCAGGCGTTCTGTTGCGGCGTCATGCGACCTGATCCCAGAGCCTGTCATCGTTGGCGGCCTTGGGTTTGGGCGTGGACACCCGGTCGTGCCGGGTCAGGCTGGACGCGGCGCGCAAGATGCGGCGCGGCTCCGGCGGTTCCTGGGTCGCGTAGGCGAGGCGAGCGTGTCCGGCGCAGTAGGAGCCGCGCTGGACCCGATTGCAGCAGGACAGCATCGACAGGCCTTCCCCGATGGGCCAGCGGCAGTCGTGCAGACCCGTCTTGAGGAAGGAGCGAGCGTTGGGGCTCTCGACCGCCGTCTGCTCAGCGCGGGCGATGATCTTCTGACCCTCGGCCGCTTTCTCCGCCCGTCTCTCAGGCGTAGCATCGGACTTGGACTGCGACAGGACGCCAAAGACCGCGCCGGGCTTGTTCTGTGGGCCGGGCTTTGGGGGGCGAACATGCGAGCGCGCCACCTTCGGAGCCTTCGGAGCCTTCGGCTTCGGCGGCGCTTCCTTGCCACCGCTGAGACGCCAGAGACGGCCGACCACAGAATACCGAGACTTGCCGACCGCCTGACCGATCTCCGTCCCGCCCATGCCTTGGGCACGGAGCTTCAGCGCCAGCGCGTCCTGTTCCGGCGTCCAGCCCTGCACCCGAGCCGGGAGGTCGAGCCGGACTCGGATAGCCTTGGCCCGATCCTGGCCAATGGCGAGGAGGGCTTGGATCGTGGCGAGCGGGGTCCCCTTCTTCCAGAGGCGGGTGAACTCGGCATCCATTTCGGCGGATTGGGGGTGGGTCATGCTGCCCTCGGGAGAATGGTGGGGGAGATTTCGACGTCGACGCCCGCGACCTCGGCGTAGCGCTTGCGAGCGATCAGGCTGACCACGAGGGCGTCGTCTCGGAAGGCGACCTTGTTGCAGCCGTCGAGGACGGCCTTCACGACGTTGTCGAGGTCGGGGAGCTTGGTCGGGGCGATCTCTCCAGCAAGCATCGCGGCGCGCTTCTTGGCGCTACTGGACGCGGCCGGGACCATGCGGGCGGTGACGATGACCGTCAGCGGAACGTCCAACGGATCTCTGTCACCCAGAGCGTGCGAAGCCGCCAGCTTCACGAGGTTCTCGTAGCTGACGGTCTTCGAGTCCGAATACATCCGCGCCCGGGCGGGGACGTTGCCCCCGCCCTTGAACACGGTGGCGCGGGGCCGGCCTTTACCGCGAGGCTCGCCGGGGATGGTGAAGGCCAGCCCCGACATCAGGCGGCGCTCTGCTGGTGTTCGCTGTCGTCGCTGTCGTCGTTGGCGATGACCTCCTCCAGGTCGACCTGCTCGTCTTCCTCGGCGGCCGGGTCATTCGCGGCCGCAGCAGCGTTCTGGGCCAACCGCAGTTCGAACGACCGGCGGACGGTGGCCTGGCCTTCCTCGTGGCCCTCGCCATAGGACTGAGCGCAGTCGAAGGGGCAGTCCTTAGGCGGTTCGTTCGCCCAGCCGACGCCGGCGATGCCGTGCTTCACGCCCAGCTGGCGCCACTTCAACTGAATGCGAACCGGGTCCGGCGTGGCCTCGGTGCCGTAGAGCTCCAGCTGGGTGCCGACGGGCTGAGCCATCGCCTCGGCGTAGTGGTCGGTGGCGGCGCGGGCGGCCTTGTATTCCTCCGGCGTCCAGTCGAGCTTTTTCACCTCGTCGTCGAGCGCGCCCAGGATGTGGCCCTTGGCCTTCAGGCCCTTGCGGAAGGCGCTGATCTGATCGTTCAGGGCCTTGCGCTTCAGGTTCCACTGGATCTGTTCGTGCGCCGCCATGCGGATTTCGTCATGGCTGGGCAGGCCGTTGGACGGCTCGTTCGGGATGCTGCCGATGGTCCCCTGCTCGGCGGGGTATTCGTCGTCGTTCACGGCTTTCAGTGTCTTGGCCATCTGGCCCTCCTGTTTCGACCGGTCAACGGGCCGGTCGGTCCCGTTGGTGGTCGTCAGGCGGCGCGCGGCAGCGACAGCTCAGCAGCGTCCAGAGACGCACGGCAGCGAGCCAGCACGTTCTCGGCCGCGGCCAGCTCTTGGCGCGCGGTGTCGATCTCGTTGGCTGATAGGACGCCATCAGCGAGGGCTCGGCGGATGAAGGCCTGGAAGTCGGCGCCCTCTTCGGTAAGGAGGCAGCCCAGGTCTCGCAGGTTGCCCGGCTCGACCGTCAGACCGAGGTTGCGACGGATGAAACCGGAATAGATCGGCTTCCCGCAGTGCTTCTCTAGGTCGGACATCACGTCCGCCGGCATGTTGCACTCCGGCCGGTTGGGGTTCTGGTAGGTCGAGAGGACGCCCTCGCTGACCCGGCAGGCTCGGGATGCTTCGGCAAGCCCTCCGCAAGCGTCGATCAGATCCCCGGCCAGACGCGCATGCTCACGCGGGCTTATGGTGGTGCGGTGCTCGTGTCCCATTTGTTCTCGGGCCTTCTTTGGGTGACCGGCAGCCGCGCTCAGGCGACAGACGGGGTGGGTTGTTCAGGAGGCGAGACGTGATCGTTCGCGGCGTCAGGTTGTGGCTCGGCCACGCGGGGGAAGAACCGGGACAGGGTGAGCTCCGTGAGATCACGAGCCTGTGCGGTCTCGAAATGGGCGGCCAAGATGGCGTCGAGGACCGGGATTGCCGGGGTCACCACGACGGCCAGTTGGCTCAGCGCTTCCCGCGCCCCCGCCTCGTTGCCGTCAACGAACGCCTTCTCGATGTGACCAATGCAGGCGAAGGCGGCGCGAGCGTTGAAGATCGCAGCGCGCTCAGCGGGAAGCACAGGCGCCTCCCATGATCGAAGGTGCGCAGGCCGAGACGTCGGCTCCCCGGCCTGCGCGAGCGACACCCTGGAGGGGGGGGAGAGGGCGTCGCCTAGGGGAGAGGGGCATCTCAGACGGGCTCCCGAACCGGGGCGCGCTTGGGCTCCTCAATGGTGTTCTCGGTGGAGAGCCAAGCGCCGAGCGCGGGCCGCTCAACCTTGTGGAAGCGGTCGGCGGCGAACCCGCAGCGACTGTCGTTCGGACCGGCGCGGAGCGAGCCGAACTCGACAAGTTGCACCATGGCGGTCCCGCACGGGAGGCCAGTTTCACCGATCTCGCCTTTCTGCCAAACGGCGGCGATTGTGTAGGTCGCGCCTTCGGCAAGGCAGACCCAGCCGATGCCGGGGAACGAGCCGAGCCCGCCCCGGACGCACACCACCTCATCCCCAGGAGCGAAGTCGCACATGGTCAGGCCGCCCTCTGATGTTCGTTAGGGAAATTCAGCCGTGCGAATTCGCCATGAGCGGCCAGAGCGCCGGCGTCATAGGCTCGTGCTGCTTCTTCGGGAGTGGCGAAGCATCCGAGCGAGCGAGGGCGACCATTGACCTCGATCCGCGCATACCAGCGGCCATTGCGGGGCTCAGGATGAACGCCGCGATAGCCAGACGAGCCCTTGGCGCAGACGCGATTGGCGTTGTTCTGGGCGCGGGTGCAGATGCGGAGGTTCGCGCGGGTGTTGTTCAGTCCGTCGCCATCGATGTGATCGACCAGTTGGCCAGGGCCAGCGCCCATGATCACTCGGTGCAGATAGGTCGTGCCGCCGGCATCGTGCCGCTGGACGTACCAGCCGATCTGGACGCCCGTCTTCGATTTCGCGGGTCGAGCGTGCCAGCGGCGCTCCCCGATCAGGGCGACGTCGGCGTCGTCGATGAGAGCGGCCATGCCACGCCCAATGTCGATGCGATGGGTCATGCCGCCGCCTCTGATTGGGGGAGGGTGTCGTTGGCGGGGGCGGCGGTCGAAGCTTCGAGCGCGAGCAAGCTGTCCAGCGTGACGTGCGAGAACGCCTTCATCAGCTCGGGCCAAGCGTTCCGGGGGAGCCGGTTGCGGTGAACCCACAGAGCGACTGCCCCTTCGGTATACCCAGTGGCCTTCGCCACGGCTCCATTGCCATCCAGCTTGTCGATGAAGGTGCGAACGGTCTCAGTCATGGCGAAGCCTTACCGCAAGTAAGATCGCGCTGCAACGTCAATCTCACACTTGGTAAGATTACGGCCGGTAAGATGGCCGCTATGGACACGAGATGGTCAGAGGCTGCCGAAGACTGGCAGAGGGTGAAGTGGGCCCGCGAGGCGGCCGGCTTTGACACTATGCGAGCCGCTGCCCAATCATTGAAAATGGGCGAGAACACCTACTCGGCATACGAGCGGGATCCCTCAGCGTCGAAGACCACCCGGCTGAATGATCCGCAACGTGCGATCCAGTTTGGGCGTAAGTTTAGGGTCAGCTGGTCATGGCTTCTGACCGGTGAGGGGACGCCTTTCGACAGGCCGGCCAATCCGCCTCAGGAGCGGGTCATTCGCGCGATGTCAGCGTTTCCCGAAGACCGCCAGGACGATTTGGCCAACGCCGTCGAAGCTTTGCTCAAGTCGGTAGCAGCATGATCGCCCTGATCCTCGCTGGCGCCTTACTGGCCCAAGACTACACGCAGGACGAGGTGATCGAGGAAGGCGAGCGGATCGGACGGGCCGCCGCCGCGATGGGCATGTGTAAATCCTTCGGCTACCGGGTCTACGAACAGACCGGGGCGCACTGGGCCCAGACCTTTGGTGAGGACGCCGAGGCCAGCGGATGGTCGGCGAGTGTTGTCCAGTCGGCAATCCAGGCTGGCACGGCGTCAGAACTTGCCGAGGCCGCTCTGCAGGACATCCCGGACGCCGCGACCGACGCCGAGTTCGTCGCCCAGGCTACGGCCGTCGTCGAAAGAGTGAAGGCCCGGTGCCGCCGCTTGGCGCAGGAGCATTCGGGACTGATCAGCCATCTCGACGAGGGCGACCGCAACGCTGACGCCCAGCTCGCGATCATGGTCCGGCCGCTGAGCCAATGAGGAGCGATCCGATGAAAGCACTTTCGCTCGCCCTTTTGTGCGTAGCGTTGACCGGCTGCGCATCGACAGGGCGCCTGCTTAGCTACGGCACCAACAACGCCCAAGCACAGATCGACATCGGCAACGGCCGCAAGATGAACGTCTGGTCGCACCCGACTGACCCGTCTCTGCTGATTGTGCAGACGGTAGGCTCGGCCGCCGGCCAGGGGGCAGTCGAGGGAGCGACGTTTGGCATGGCGGAATACAACCGCCCTGACGTCCGGAACGTCGACGCTGCCGTCTCCCGGTTCCTCGCGCCCGTCGGCTGCAGTGCGCAGCCCGCACAGCAGCTCGGCACCGGCGCCATTCAGTTCGAGGCATTCTTCCAGTGCCCCGCGGACGTCAACCTGCGCCAGCTCATGTTCGCGCAGAAGGAAGGCCTGATGCGCGGCGAGCCGCTGCGACGGTGACCCCTCTCATACTGGGGAGGTCACCAGTTCGCGCTTTGTGCGCAACGAACTGAAACGCTTCGTTGCAAACAGTGTCCATTTGCAACCGCCCCAGCGTTGACACCTTCTTGTGTCACCCACAGGGTGAAAGTGCGTTCGGCAGGGCTCTCGAAATTTGCTCGCCGGCAGGAGGACGCAGATGTTTAAGACCTTGCGCTGCTTTGCGCGCAGCGATGAACGTGGGTGGGAAGCCATCTGCGTTGATCTGGATATCGCCGTCGAGGCGGACACCTTCGAGAACGCTCGTACCGTTCTGATGGAAGCGGTAAAAGCCTACATCGAGGCTGCGCTCCAAGAGGAGCCCGCGGTGTGCCGCCAGCTTCTTAGCCGTCGGTCGCCGTTCCACGTCCGTGCCATGTGGGCCCTGCGCCTCACGGTTCACCTGCTGCTGCCGCCTACTCACCAGCGAGTTTCTCAGGGTCGGGAGGAGCGTCCCGTCTCCCTGCAGGCAGGTTTCGACCTTCCTTGCCCCGCCTAAACTGCACGTTCCAGCAGTTCGTCGCGATCATCCTGGCACACGGCTTCATCCAAGACCGGCAAGGTGCTGGGAGCCACAAGATTTACCGGGGGTCCGTCGGCGGGGTCATGCGGGTGGTGATCGTCGCCGGTCACCGGCCCTCGGACACCTGCAAACCGGGAACTCTCAAGTCGATGATCCGGCAGTCGGGTTTGGATGAGAAACTGTTCCGCCGCTAGGCCCGAAACGACAGACGCCAGAACGCCGGCCCCGTGAGGAGCCGGCGTTTGTCGTTTCAGCGGCGTCGTAGGCTCAGTGCATGCCAGCGGCGCTGCGCTCGATGGGACCCAGCAGGCTCGACGGCACCATGACCGTCAGGTCGGCGTTTGCCGGGTTGTCGCAGTTCTTGCCGTTGTAGATCGTCATCAGGTGGGTGTGACGGCGCTCGGCGACCGCTAGGGCGTCGCGAGCCGACATGTAGTTGCCGACGGCGGCGGGCCAGAAGAACAGGACGGCCGCGACGTTGGCGCCGTTGACGCCTTGGTCGCTCTGACCATCGGCCTTGATCTCATCCAGCTTGGCGAACTCGGCGCGGAGCTGGGTGCAGGTCATGGCCTGGTCGCCAGGCTGCATCACGTTGACCTTCTCGGTCGTGGTGCAGGCGGTCGTGGCGAACAGCATGGCGGACGCGGCGCAGAGCGCCACGGTGTTGCGGATGGTCATAGGAAGCCCCCCTAGGCTTTTGGCATCCCCCGCCATTGTGCGGGGAAAGGCGACGCTAGCCGACAATCCCGCCGGGAGTCTAGGCGGCGTCTGCGTCCCATGGTTCGGCCGCAGTGACGCTGTATCCCTCCTCAGGGTGCACCTGGCTCCAGACGTCTCCATCCTCCCGGCACTCGATCTTGAAGTAGGCCGTCCCCCCTTCGCTCGGGCCGGTCTCTTCGAACTCCGCGATCACGCGTTCCGACCAGACACCTGTAAGGCTGTCGCCGGTTGCTTCGAGGACCCGCGTAACCTGATTGCCGCGTGCCATGTCCCGGCCCGCGCGAAGCGCCTCGGCGCGGTCGACCGTCTGCACCACGTGGGTCCGCACAGTCTGCTCACCGCAGCGCCACGTGGCTTCAACGCAATACAGTACGACGGGCATCCTGCCTCCAAAAGTTAACGACTGATTCCCGCTCGCGCGCTGCGAGTCGAGTCCGCCCGAGCCGCCCCACGTCCGAAACTGACGTGTGATGTCTTACGATGCGTAAGATTTTACTTGCGTGCCAATCTTACCCGCCGTAAGGTCTTCTCACACACGGAGACCAACGCATGTCGCTTCGCCACCTCCAGACCCCGACCGCCGATCCGGTGAAAGCCGAGATCGCTGCAGCCCGGGAAGTCATCTCGCACCTGGACCGCACCTATCCGCGCGACGCCGACCACGACGTTCTGACCAAGGCCGCATGGGCTCGCCTTCGCACCGCTGAAGAGCGGGACGCCGAGACCATGACGACCCGCCGCGCTTGGCACGTCCGCATGCTGGCCGAGTATGAAGCCGCAGGGCAGGGCGAGGGTGCCGACGAACACCGCGACGGGATCGCCTGGTGCGATGCGGCGCTGGCCCGGCTGGCCGCCCCTGAAATGAAGGCCGCTGCCTGATGAACGCGATCACCACCATCCGCCCCGACATCACGGCCGGGGGTTTCAAGCCTCTGTCGTCGATCCTGCCGACCGTCGTTGGTGATGTCTTCGCCCGGCTGACCTCGTTCGAGCCCCGCTATGGGGTGCAGGACGGAATGATCGTCACCCTGTCCACCGGACGGCGCCAGACGACGGAGCAGGCCCGCCGCGCCCTCAGCCACTACCTCGAAGACGCGCTGACCGTGCCGCAGTCGGACCTGGTCGACATCGACCTGATCCACGTCGCGCATCTGGTCCGTGCCATCCGCGCGGCCGAGGGAACGGACAAGAGCCCGCCGACCGAGCCCATGGCCGTCGCGGCCTGAACCCAATCACCAGGATCATCAGAGGGGAGGCCCGGCCCATGCCGCGCACCAAGAAGCCTGACACCAGTACGCCCGCCGTCACCCACGCCATCAAGGGGTTTGACGCCAACCTGAAATGCCGGGGTTTCCAGTTTGCCGTCGGCGAGACCTACGCCCACGAGGGCGAAGTCAAAGCCTGTCAGGGCGGCTTCCATGCCATCATCGACAGCGCCCACCCGCTCTCGGTCTTCACCTACTATCCGCCCGCTGGCTCCCGGTACTGCCGCGTCGAACTGTCCGGCGCCACTGACACCGACGACCAGGTCAAGGTTGCGGGTGAAATCCTGAAGGTCGGAAAAGAAATCGGCCTCGGCGACCTGACGCTGGAGGCCGTGAAGTGGGTCATGGATCGCGCGACCCTGGAAGGGCCGGTGGCTGTGAATGCCAACGGTCTGGCCACGGCGTCCGGCTATCGGGGCGCGGCCACGGCGTCCGGCTATCAGGGCGCGGCCACGGCGTCCGGCGATCGGGGCGCGGCCACGGCGTCCGGCTATCAGGGCGCGGCCACGGCGTCCGGCGATCAGGGCGCGGCCACGGCGTCC